GATATTGTTAAGTTATTGGGCAAAGGGGAAATCAGAGAACTTGAATACGCAGATGGTAGGGTCGTTCAGGTAAATGCAATAATATTAAGGGCCAAGATAGGCCCGGAGGTATAAAATGAAAGCGCGAAAGATAATATATGATGGCATATAAAAATGGGAAGCTAGTTGATGTTTGTGATGATTGTGGAAACGAAATATATATGAGGTGTAGTAAAAATGAATGATTTTCAGATGAAACAAACTCAATCCGAAAAGGTAGGGGAATTGATAAGAGCTCTGGCGAAGGCGAAGCTGGAATATCCATCCATCCACAAGACAGCGGAGAACGCGTTATTCAGAAATAAATATGTAACGCTGGAAGATATTCTGGAAGCTACCAGAGAACCTCTAGCAAAAAACGGGCTGGTAATAATTCCGACTTTTGATGTGGAGAATGGAGTCACTATGATGACAGTAAAGCTGTTCCACGAATCTGATCAGTTTATATCAAGCAAGGTTGAGATAATCCCGCCGCCGGCTACTATATCAAAGTCAGGAAATGAAACTACCAATGAATTACAGCGCGTAGGCATAGCGATAACATATATGCAACGATACACGATCCAGGCGTTACTGGGCGTGTCTGGCGAGGATGATACTGACGGAAATGCCGCCACAGACAAGTCAAGCGGAAATCCATCCAGCAAAGAGATAAAAGACAAGTTGGATGAAAAGAAGCAACCACAGGATAAAGTTGACCCTAAACTTGAAAAACTAATAAAACAGATACATGCTGTGGGGGCGCAAAAGGGATACGACCACGATGGCTTAAAGGGTGTTATGACCACATATTTTAAAGTCGAATCGATGAAGGATTTGACAGCAACGCAACTACAAAAAGGCATCGCTAAGCTCAATAAACTACCAGACATGGAATATAAGGAGCTAGTTGAGTCTATAGCAAAAGCCATCGGTTTCAAATATAACGATGTTCTGGACTACATTCAATCGCTTGGCAAGGATTGGAAATGGGTACAGAGCGAATCGGCTAAATGGGTAGCAGATGATAAATCTAAAGAAGCATTTATCGGGGCGATTAGTAACTTTAAGATGCAACCGGTGGAATAAATTGATAATTCTCGCCGGCAGGCTGAACACCAGAAAGGAGACTATCCTGTTTTTGTTTCCCATGATATACATAAATTTCACCCCTGCCGGTATTCTCACATCAAAATCTAGGGGGTAAATAGCCCCCTGTTAAATTCTTTTGCCCTGCTTGGTATGCTTATATACCAAAATCAATACAGGGCGAATATGAAAGGAAAATTGATATGATTGAAGAAAAAAATTCTACAGCAGAAAAGTCGTGGCGCAGCTATCAGGATGACATTCAAGCATGGCTTCAATTATCAAACTATGAAAGATGGAAGCGTGAACGCAAACTCAAAAAAGAAGCTAAAAAACGTCAAAAATTATTGGATTTCGCTAATGAGAGGAGATAAATATGGCTAAATGGGCAATAGGGAAACAACTTATTACAAATAGAAATACAAATACATTTGATTATTATAAGTATTCCACAGTCCAGCATTATTTCAACGCGATTGACGGGGCATATCAAGCCCTATGCGGTGCGCGATACGATGCAGTTACCAGAGGTAATGGCAAGAAACGAAAGTGCCGCACATGCGAGGCGAAGTTGGAAAGTCCTGGACTTGACATTGTGATAATCAATATGCCAGCGAAAGCAATCGCTGGATTTTGTGAAAAGGGGGATTGTATAAAATGACAAGAAAAGAAATGGAACAATGGTTGCAGAAAGAGCTAATAATAGTTAGGAAAAATATAGGGCAGTGCAGAAAGGAAATAGAGCAATCGCGTATTATTATAAGCGAATATATTGCAAGCGCAAATGAAGCCCGTCTATCGCAGGGCGATTACGCCGCTTACGGGAAGATACTTGATTTATATAACACAAATCTGCACCTGATGAAATGGCAGGAAAGATATCTGCTTAATTTTGCTAAATATCTGCACATCAGGATAGAGGATTAATGCGCCTGATTGTATGGAAGGAGATTGTAAGAGATGAAATATTACAAGTTAGCCCACCCTGACGGGTGGGATTTTTATACTGGCCACACGATTAACTATCGCGATAACATAGGCAGGAGAATAGTATGTCCTGAATATGATAAGTCATTGGGGTTATGTTCCTCTGGTGTAATACATGCCAGCAAAAATATAAATGATTGCTTTCAAGGAAATACTAAAATTCCAGTTAGTGCTTATGTTGTATCTGGACGCCCTGTCATTACAAGTGACACTAAAGACGGATTCAAATCATTGACTGTCATAGAGGAAATAATTGATTTAGATACTGCGTTTGGATGGAAATATTCGGAAGCAATCAATCCAATCCACCCATTTCAACAAGATGTAGAATTCAATAAATCTTTAGTTCTTGAATTATTGAAACGATGGGCTTCCGTTGGGGCTTCCGTTTGGGCTTCCGTTGGGGCTTCCGTTGGGGATTCCGTTTGGGCTTCCGTTTGGGCTTCCGTTTGGGATTCCGTTTGGGCTTCCGTTTGGGATTCCGTTGGGGATTCCGTTGGGGCTTCCGTTAGGGATTCCGTTTGGGATTCCGTTGGGGCTTCCGTTTGGGCTTCCGTTAGGGATTCCGTTGGGGATTCCGTTAGGGATTCCGTTTGGGCCTACTTCGGTTCGTTATTTCCGAATATACAGAGATGGAAATATATTGAGCATGAAGACGGTATATATCCATTTCAGCCAGCAGTTGATTTATGGAAAATGGGCATAGTTCCTAGCTTTGATGGTAATGTTTGGCGACTTCATTCTGGCGAGGATGCTCATATTATATTAACTTTATCTCGAAATAAATTACGCGCCTGATTGTATGGCTCTTGCAGGCGCAGGGAGGTGAACGCCGCGATAATGCTCAATGGTCTGGCAAGCCTATGGATTCCTGATGCGGGAATCCTCCAAAAAATTAACAACGGGGCTGGCTGGGTGTTTGCATTTATCTGTGAGCCGGCCCCATATTCACAAAGGAGATATTATGGCAAGAGATATACGGTGTAAATCAATGGATATGTGGGGAAGAATGCAGGGGTTTGAATACCGAATACCAAAATTCCGCATTTTGGCGGCCAGGAGTAAAGGGAAATATACTTTTAAGATAATATTCAATAGGGTCTTGGGAGTATTTATAACTTTCAATCATTATATTTTGGTTGTAAATTTTTACTTATAGCGCATAACCATTGACTTTACGCCCCTTTTATGCTATAATTAACAGTGCAGGAGTCATGACCTGCATCACTACAGAACATAACTTTTGCCGGGTGGTGGGTTCACCATTACCCGACTTTGTGACCACCCGGCCCCCATACACAAAGATGGAGGTATTAAAATGGCAAATGTCCAAATTGAAAACGGCTATACCAAAGTAGCTGATGAATTATTAGAAGCTCTTTACTCCACAGACTTTTCGGAACCACAGCAAAGAATCATCCAATTTATAATCCGATATTCTTATGGTTGCAATAAGAAAGCAGTTACTTTAAGATATTGGAATGATTTATGTATTGCTGGAATTCCTCAGCCAAAAATCAAATATTATCTCCATCAATTACATACAGCCAGGGTTATTCATCTGAATGAAGATATGAAAACCTTCATGTTGAACAAAAATTATGATGAATGGAGGATCCCCCCGGTCTTGGGTTATGATGCCAAATCCGCTAAAGAATTACTTGCTTTTAATCTTGCAAATGACAACACAAAGAGTATAACTGGTAGGGATACTTTATTACCTACAGATATACTATGTATCCCCCACAGGGATACCAATGTATCCCCCACAGGGATACTATCGTATTACCCACAGGGATACTATGCAGGGTCTAAACCCAATGATGATGAAGGTTTGCCGTCGCCTAAAGACAGTATTAAAAACAATATAAAAACAACTACAGACAGCAAGGAAGTTGCCGTTGTTGATAATGAAGAAGTCAAGGAACAGGTGGCCACATACACAAACTTTGCAACGCGGATCGGTGGTGCTATTCTGAACAAATACTCTTGCCATACAACGCAACCGCCAAGTCATACTGCTATAAGAAAAGCACTTGAGGTTATTGGTGATGTCAACAGGCTTCTGGAAGCCATTGATAGGATGCCTGATATATTAGACCCGAAGCCGAAAAGTGCAGATGATATTATGAATCGTGTTGTCAAATGGGCAGAGAATCCATCATGGGGAATTAATGGCACAGAAAAGCCTGCCGAAAAACAACTAACCAATGAAGAGCGCAAGTATAAAGATGCTGTTAGTCAAACAAAAGTTTGGAAGCTACAGTTTGAGCAGGGCTATTTAGATAATGCTTCACCTGTCATAGCGTTAAAAAATATTAATATAATCTTGGAATACTTCAATGAGTATGATGATAAATTCGCTGAGGATGTCGGGCATAACGCCCAATTTTGGATTGAACAAAAAGATATATTTACTAAAAAGGGCGAGGTGACATCATGAAGTATTCTGAGTTTGAATATTGCGAATTGGTTACTGGTGGATTGGGGAAAGCACCAAGAGATAGGGTCGTTAAACTTTCTGAAATTAACGGGATAATTGACAAATCCAATAGATTCGAGTGTTATCGTAGCCATTTTAGATTCACTGAGGAATTCCATAAATACGTCAATATCGAAGCACCAAAGAAATACGATAAGCGAACAGTAGAAGGATATGACGGGGATTTATACAGCGACTTTATCTGGCTGGATATAGACTCAGATGAAAAGGAATTGGAAAAGTCGCTCCAGAAAGCACAGGATATACTCAATAGGTTGATGTTGATATTTGAGCTCAACATTGATGAATTGATAAGGTGTTATTTCTCAGGGGAAAAAGGTTTTCATATTGGTGTACCAACGGAACTTTTCGGTCTTGTGCCATCTGGAAAATTTAATTTGCAGTCTAAAGAATTGGCCAGAGAGTTATCAGGTGACACCATTACAGATATATCATTATATGACAAGGTGAGACTATTTAGATTATCGAATACAAAGCATAGAGGCGAAGGGCTTTATAAAATTGAATTGACACCGGATGAAATCCTTTTATGTAAAAATGTCAATGATATTAAATGGCTGGCAAAAGAGATGCGGTTAGATATTGACCGGAAGATTTACCCGGATGAATACTTCGGTAAATTAGCCGATATGGTCAAACTGGTATCAAGACCAGAGCCAACAGAAGAAACCCGAATATTGTCGGATGAAGATAAATGGGTATCAAAACTTATATCCGGTGGCTTAGGGGTAGGAGAACGGACTCCATCGCTAACTAGGCTAATTGGCTACCTTAAATCCAAAGGAATTCCGCAAGATATAGCTCTTGAGATTTTTTTAGCATGGGATTTGAATAATACACCACCGCTACAAAGTGATCCTAAGTACCCAAAAGATAAAATCATTAAAACAGTAGCTGATATTTACAAATATAAAGACTTGCAAAAACGAGATTACGAGTTTATGACATGGGAACATGCTCATAAAGTAGCCGCAGACTATATCAAGGATATGGACAAGCGGCGAATAAAGTTTGGTTATCCTAAAATAGATAAGAATTCTGGGGGCTTGGGTCCCGGAGAGGTGGCATATATTCAAGCATTTACTGGTGTAGGCAAGACTGCATTAGCACAGAGCATCCAATTAAATTTAATTGAGCAACAAGGGATTGGTTCTTTGATGATTTCATTGGAGATGTCTCCTATGCGGCTTTATTTCAGAATGTTGAGCATGTTAAATATCATATCGCCTTTTGAAGTAGAGGATGCCTACAGAAAGAATGATGCTGAGTATTTGGTCAACAAACTAAAAACAAAGCCATATAATAAAATCTTTTGCGTGGACTCTGGCCCGGTTCCAGTTGATGAAATAGTTAGAATATATGAACAATGCCCGGAACAAATCGGACTGGTCATTATAGATTATATTGGTCTGGTGCAGGAGAAGGGGGATCCTTACGTCAAGATGTCCAAAGTATCAAATGATATTGTTAAATTTGCCAAAGAAAAAGATGTAGCTGTCTTGGGACTTGTGCAATACAGTAGGCAGGGCATGAACGGTGAAGTTAGGCTTGGTTTTGCCAGAGATTCAGGAATTATTGATGCTGATGCCAGAATTATTCTCGGCCTGGCAAAAGAAGAAGAGGAAAAACAGTTTAGGAAGCTATATTTATTAAAGGCATCACATGGTTATAATGTCGGGGAATATGAGGATTTAATGTTCTTACAAACTAGCGCAAGGCTAGTGCCTACAGTGAGGTGAGAAAATGAGCAGATGGACATATAACACGGTGCAAATAACTTGCAGAGAAAGTGATATTCATAAAAGTGGTGGCTTAATAGAGGGGATAGGGGTTATATGCCTGGATAGTTGCCCATATTTGATAAAGGCTGGCACAAATTCCAGATGTGCTGATGAATCTGGCTCTAGTCTATGCGACCCTGGTGGTGAAAATTGCAGATTGGCTGGATTTATCGAGGATGCTAAAAAAGCAATTAATGAATTCAAAGAGAAACCTTCTTTTGCAGGTTATGGCAGCTACCAAGAGTATCTTCAATCAGACCATTGGAAAGAGCTATCAGTAAAAGCCAAACAATGGGCTGGCAACCGTTGTCAGCTATGTAATAAAGATGGTGAGCTTCACACTCACCACAGGACGTATGGGCGATTGGGGCAGGAATTAGCAGGAGATTTGATTGTGTTGTGCGCCAATTGTCACGCAAAATTCCACGATAAGGAGACAACCAATGACCGATAAACTATTTGAACTACAGCAACTTCAACGGGATGACTGGCGGGGGCTGTTCCGCAAGTGGAAGATAGGCACAGGGATGAATGAGTATAGAATAGGTAGGTCTATTCTGGAAAAGTTTAACCTGACGGCTGAGGAATATGAGATGGCGATCCGCGAATTGGCTGATTGGTGCGGAGTGTAAAGGATGGTGATTAGATGGCAAAAGTTGACTTTTATCATGCCAGTGACTATGCCGGAGCATCCGCAGGACATCATAAGTTCTACTTTGGCTACGAGGCAACTATGTGCGAGCATGGGGCGGACTCAAAAGAATGTGATTGTGAAAAGGCATGGTGCTTTATCGCTGAATATTGCGGCCGGGAAGTGATGCGCTATACAGCCAAACAAATGAAGATTGATAGGGATAAAGTACAAGAAGGACTTATCAAAGGGATGCTGGCATATCTTTTGAAATGTGAATACAAGGATGGTGATTAGATGAAAGTCGAAATGTCGGAAAAAGTCGCCAATAAGTTAAGGGATACCATGGCGGGATTTTATCAAGTTAGTGCAGCAGATTTACTATGGGCTGATGCTGACAAACAAGAGGAATACTTCAAGGAATATGCCAATGGCAATATAAGTATAGGCAAGTTGGCAGAATTACTTGATATGTCAATCCTAGATGCCCAGAGATGGGCGATGCCCAAATTGAAGGCATTTGGGTTGTGGCCGGAGCGGATAAAGGATGGTGATTAGATGAAAGGTAAAGTTAATAATATCGGCATAGGACAAATAAATGATAGGGCAGATATTGAGGATTTAAACCTGGCTCAGGATGCGGGCTTTATGACAGATGATAAGCTATATACAATCGGGTACGGCAATAGGAAGCCTGACGAGTTGATAAAGATTCTCAAAGATGCAGGAGTAAGATTTATTATTGACGTCCGGCGACATGATAGCGGGGCAAGATTATATCAATATAGGCCAGGCGAGCCTATTCAGAAATTATTGAATGAGCATGGCATTGGCTATGAGCATTGGTCATTTTATGGGAACTATTTTAGGAATGACTGGCCACAACAGTATAAAAGATTCCTGCACCGAAATAGGGAACAGATCAATATTTCTATTGATGACATATTCGCTATAGGTAAACCAACATGTTTACTTTGTGCTGAGATAGACCATGCGAAATGTCATAGGTCTATTCTGGCAGACAAGTTGGCTGAAATATTGGGCGATGATTGGAAGGTGGTGCATTTATGATACCAAATGAAATTATGGTAAACATTTTTAAGGTAGTGCCTAGAAAAACTTATTGACAAAATAGAAAAAAGTTATATAATATAAATGTACCTTGTATTAGACCCTCGCCGGGGGGTATAGCCTGCATTAATAAAAAGGGGAATGACCATGACAATAGCCGAAGCGACAGTGGAAGTATTGAGAGAAAATAATTTACAGCCGTTTCTTTCCGTTCCGCATGATTTTACAACAGTAGAATTAAGGGAAAAAGGAATAAATTTATCTGCTATGTATTCAGAAATAGCTGCAAAAGTTAATCCAGAGTGGCGACATTTAATTACTAATGATAGGATTGCATTTGACAAATTCTGGAAACTAATAGACAATGAGATTGAGGCGCATGGCTATTATATGCTTGGTGAAAAGCATGATACACCATTATTGGCAGAAGAGAAGGCGGAACCACAAAAGTCAACAGCAATCCCGGATGCTGAGCTACAAAAATCATTAGATGACCTCAAACTCCGATATGCCACATTGTGGAATGAGAATACGGATACGACTGCGAAAATGAAATCTTATAAAGCCGCTCTTATCAAAATAGCTGGCATTTCTGCCGAGGCAATAGATGAACGGGATTAAACGATTCGGGGTTCTATAAATGAAAAAGAAACCTAAGCCAAAAATAAAAAAGCGCAAGCAAGCCAGGCGTGGCAAGTTTGGCAAGGCGGGTAAAATTAATGGCAATACAGGAAAATATCAAAACAATACCGATTACCAAGCCGTTATATAAGTCTGAGCTTACAGATATATTCAGGCGCATGGAATCAGAAGGTTGCCGGGTATCATGGAAGTGTGCAAATAGTCGCTATGTTATTATGCGGACTATGGATGTCACAAATATGGAACGTAGGTCAAGCAGGGAAATATTGGTAGAATTAGATAAAGTAAAAGGGGATTGGCTATGAATATTAAATCATTGGATAAATTGGTAGAACAAATTATCGCCTCAGGCATACCTACCATTGAGGCGCATGGAGCAAAAGAATATGTTGAGCTTTCTTTTACCTATGCCGGTATGCTAATCAATATCAAGTTGGATTATGACGCAATGGAAGAGGCTGTCAAGGGCATCCGCAAAGGCATTGAGATTATCATTCAGGAAGTGCAGCAGATGGTCCAGGAGGCACAGAAATGAACGAAGTTAAACTAACCTATTCCAGCAAGCATATTGACCGCAAATTCGAGGCCGCATATAAGGCATTTATGACGCGGCAAGGCTTCGATTTACAGATAGATGAGATTGATAGAGTTAGGGAATTGAGGACATTGAAATTTGTCAAAGTTGAACCAAAGAGAAACGATAGATAAAATCCTGAATCATTCGGCCATACTTAGTATGTGGGTGAGTGATTCTACGCTATACAGTCTAGCCGATACAGGTTCACAAACTCATGAATATTTCCGGGGATTTCTAGACTTTGTCGCAGGATGTGCGTCAGTATGGCGGAAGAAGGGCTTGATATGAAAATCATACAACGCGTTTCTGATGCCTTTGCAAATTTATTCTGGAAGAGCTGCCTTATTGCTGCTATCATCCTTATTTTGTTTATCGCTGGCGTTATTCTAATCGTGAGGGCATATTAAATGAATTCACAAAATGAAGTTACTCAAATACTTGGCGAGGCGCTATCTGATATAATGGCAATGAAATGTCGCATCATGGCACTGGAATTTCAGATACAAAAGGCAATCGCGATGCTTGAACCGGAGGTTATTGTTGAATATGCAAGCAAGTCGGATGGCAAGTCAATTATGGCAGAAGATAGTAACATCAATCTGGAAATGGGGTATAAATGATTGAACGCAGACTTGAAATAGCAAACAAAATTGATACCTATCTGGAACTGCTCGAGTTATTCTATGATGAACATAATATAGCAGATGATGAAGATATTCCAGAAGGGCTGGATACATCTGTATTGGAACAGGCATATAAAGAGATAGTCGGTGAAATAGCTGAATATGTAAGAGGGAATGATGATACCAAGGCATCTGGATGCTAAAGACATACAAATATCGCAGATAAAGCCATACAAGACGAATCCAAAGATACACCCGCAGAGCCAAATAGATTTGGTCAAGCAATCTCTGCTGGACTTTGGCTGGACTCAGCCGCTATGCGTTGACAAGGAATATACCCTCATCATTGGTCATTGCCGCGTGGAAGCCGCTAAACAACTTGGAGAGGATACCGTCCCTGTTGTCTATCGGGAAGACTTGACAGACGCTCAGGCGAAGGCATTGAGGATACTGGATAATAAATCTAATGAATCTGCCTGGGACACTGACTTGCTACAGGTTGAGCTGGCAGAATTACAGGCGTTTGATATTGACATCAAAGACGTGGGGTTTGATAATTTGCCAGATAGATGGGATGTTGACGAGGCTGGCTTCCCGACTTTGCCATCAGGCGACCGCGCACCATTTCAACAGATGACCTTCACGCTGTCAGATGACCAAGCTGAGGAAGTTAAAAAGGCATTAGAGAAAGCTAAAGATATGGGATACTTTATTGATACCGGGAATGATAACAGCAACGGCAATGCGCTTGCCAGAATAGCGGAGACGTTCAATGGCATCAGCTAAGGATATAATCATAAAGCCTATATCGTCTAAAGATGCGCGGGAAATTATCAGGAAATTGCATTATAGTGGGAAAGTGGTTAATAATAGTCAAATTCATTTTGGCGTATTTTTAGATGGGCAATGTGGCGGGGCTTTACAGTTTGGGCCGTCATTGGATAAAAGAAAGATTATGCCGTTAGTATCAGGAACTAAATGGAATGAATTTATTGAACTGAATCGCATGGCATTGGCTGACTGGCTACCAAGAAATGGCGAAAGTAGAGCTATTTCAATATCAATGCGATTATTGAGAAAATATTATCCACATATTAAATGGGTTATATCTTTTGCAGATCTACTCGATGCGGAGATGGCATTATATACAGGGCATCGGGGTTTGTATTAACAGGCATTAAAGAGAATGACCAGATATGGATTGCACCTGACGAAGCTCATTCTGGAATAGACAGAATGAGCTTGACGGATCATAGATCAAAAAACGAACAAGCGTCTGCCCTTCGTTTGGTGACAAGATTTAGCCAAACGAAGGGCAGAAATATTATTCATACCGGGTCTGACAGACCCGGTATTGGCGCAATAGGATATGCCGTTGGCACTAATGGCGGCTCAACTATGCGTCCATTTGTAGAGGCAGGCTTTAAACCACTAGAAGGCTATCAAATCCGATATATTTACTTCCTAGACCCAATGTGGCGCAGTAGGTTGACCGTTCCAGAAATACCATATAGCAGAATAGACGAACTTGGAATTGGCATGTATAAAGGCAAGAAGCGGCCGCCGAAGCAGACGGGATTAGACGACCAGTCTATAACAGGCGGGGCAGAACCGACCCGGCCGCTCCAATAAACAAGGAGACAAGCATGATAATATGGTTAATTGACTCATAAATGAAAAGTGGCTTCGGGCCAGGGGGGTCCAGCCAGCCCGACTACAGACCTTGGCCCACCTATCTGTAGAGGTGAGAAATGGCACGCAAGAAAGAACGCAAAAGTAATGTTGAGGCATATTTGATGCTTCCAAGACGAACAATAAGATCAAAAGAATTGAATCAATTATCAGTCCATGCTAGATGGCTTTATATTGTCTTGATGACTGAATGGAAACGTGGGGGTGAAGAACAAAAGAGCTTCATATTCACATATTCTCAAATAATTGAGATTACAGGATATAGGCGAGAAATGATTAAAAAATGTATTGAGGAACTTGCCGCCGGTGGTTTTATTGAAATAAATCATGGACGTTTATGTAATAAGCCAAATCAATATAAAGCTAATTTAGATTGGTTATGGTTGCATGATAAAGATAGGCCCCTTACTGGCAATTAATAATTAAAGTAGTTCCGAAAGTGATACTTGATAATCAAGGAATAGGTTCTGAAATCGTAACTTGGTAAGTTCCGAAAGCGATACTTGAAAATATTTATCCAAGTTCTGAAAGTGGTACTTATCCAAGTTACGAAATCGTAACCGATAAAGGAAATTTTCAATGAATACAAACAACGAAGCGATTCAGCTTTTAGGTGAGGCATTATCAGATGTGCTGGCAATCAAGCATAGGGTATTAGCTCTGGAATTCCAGATACAGAAAGCTATTACTATGCTTCAACCAACGGTAGTTATTGAGCCTGCCAGCAAATTAGAGGATAGCTCAATTGTGGCGGAGGACAGGAATCCTAATCTGGAAATGGGATATTGAGATGGCTGATTTATCTCAACAACAGAGATTATTTATCGAGGGTGTGCTATCCGGTAAGACCTTAGTAGGTGCATACCGGGATGCTGGATATACGGCCAATACTGACGCATCTGGGTGGAGTGCCGCAAGCCGGCTGTTTAGGAATGTTAAGGTACAGGCAGAAATCAAACGCCGTATGGATGAACAGGAAGCCATAGATAGGCTCAGGCTGGATAGAATAAGGTCTGATGCCATTGTGCAATTACAAGGACTTATCAGACAAGCTACGAATGATGATAGGGTAAAGCTTGATGCCGTAAAGGACACGCTTGACAGGTCAGGAATGAAGCCTAAAGAGCAAATTGATATGAAGCATAGCGGCGGGATTACGATAATAAGCGAATATGTTGACGAAACGGATCAAGAGGAATAAGAAAATAGGTAAATTCTTGCTTAAAACTCAAGCAAGAAAGAATTTAATCTATGGCGGGGCTGGCTCAGGTAAGTCATGGGAAGTCGCCATATTTCTCTTACTTAATAAAGCCTTTCAAGAACCAAATAGCCGCTTTTTAATTACCAGAACCACCAGGCCGGCGTTACGTGATTCTTGCTGGCAACTGATGCTTGATTTACTGGATTCCCTCGAACTACCCTACCAAACCAATCTATCATCATTAACATTGACATTTCCAAATGGCGCAAAGATGCTGTTTGTTCCATTAGATGATGTCAATAAACTAAAATCCATAGAGCGGATCAATTATATTTGGTGCGAAGAAGCAACACAAATCTCATATCATGATTATTTACAGCTTGATTTGAGATGCCGAGGCGATAACCCTTATGGCATTAATCAGTTATTCTTTACTTTCAATCCTGACGATGAAAATAGCTTTTTCAAGGGGATAACTGAGAACCCGCCTGATGACACAGCAGTCCATCATTCCACATACAAAGATAATCCATTCAATACCCCGGAATATATCAAAACAATCGAAGGACTTGAAGAGCAAGATTATGCCTATTTTCTTATTTATAGCAAGGGTATATGGGCAACACCAACCGGGCTTATATACAACAATTGGGATATTATCAAAGATGAAGACTGGCCGCAAAACTTTGACGAGATTATCTACGGGTTGGATTTTGGTTTTCAGCATTATACAGCGTTGATTGAATTGGGAATCAGGGAAATGGATGTCTATGTCAGGGAAGTGATATATGAGCAGCATCTAACAACGCCTATGCTTATTATAGAAATGGACAAAGAGCCGCGATTGAGAGAATATTTGATTTATGGTGATTCAGCGCAGCCAGCAGCAATAGAAGAGATAAAACAATCTGGATATTTGATATTGCCAGCTAATAAAGGGCAGGGAAGTGTTATCGAAGGAATCCGGGCTGTGATGGCATATAAATTACATATTCATGAAAATAGCGTTAAAACACAGAAAAGTATTAAAGGCTATAAATGGAAAACAGATAGAGATGGAAATATACTTGACAGAGAAGTGCCTGTCAAATTTAATGATGATGGTTGTGACGCAACGCGCTATGGATTATTTACACATTCGGGAGCTAACATACCATCAATATTGGGGGTATTATAATAAATATCTTGACAAATCCTGTCAATTAAGTATAATAATATTAGCCATAAATTTTATTTACCGGTGATATAAATGAATGAAGGCATACTCAATAAAATTGGTAGATTTTTTATAACTAAGTCGCCAGATATTCCAAGTCATACTTCATGGGAAGGCTGGCTTCAATTGATTTATGCTACAATGCAGTCAGGTGAAGTCAAATGGAATGAAAAATCAAAGCTGCTGGATTTATATTTCCATTCTGTCCATGATGCCATTCAGTCAATTGCCGGGCCAGTATCCAACCTTGAATTACAACTTTTCAGAGAAAAGAAAAATAATGGGATGCGCTCCAAAACGATAGACAAAGATTATCGTGAATGGCTTGATAGCTTTCCACATATTCGGCGCATAGCAAAAGCTATCGAAATAGAAGAAGTTATATCAAGTCCCGCATTAAGGTTATTTGATGAAATTGATGCTGGCATGACGATTGGCAATGCTATGACAATGATAACTACTCATATAGAACTTACAGGAGATCATTACTGGCATCTTACTCCAAATGAAAAAACTCAGAAACCGGCATATATTAGAGTGATTATGCCAAATGTTATCAAGGATATAGAGCTTGACGATATGGGAAAACCCACCTTATATGTTACAAATAAAAAAGATGATAAAGGCAATGAGATAAAATATCCAGCGAAAGAAATCATCCATTTTTGGGACATGGGGCCCTGGTCCACTAAACTAGGATGCGGAAATACATATTCCTGCTCAGGGTGGGCGAATGTTCAAAGGGCGGTGGTTGGTATGATGAATACCACAATGGAAAATATAGGCATTCCTCCGATGTTTGTAAACCTCAAAAATGCTCAGATGAATCCAACGCAGTTTGAGACATTCAAAAAGGGATGGAGCGACCTATATAATCAAATCAAGTCAAGAGGAAAAACAGCATTTGGGCAGGGCGAAATAGAGATAACTAAACTTGGATGGTCGCCTGATGAATTACAGATTGAAACGACATGGCAATTGGCGAAAAAATCAATCGCTAATGCCCATGGGGTTCCTGTGAGCAAGCTTGACGATGTGTCCAATAGGGCTGTAGCTGATAGACAGGATATGCAATTTATGCGTGATACAGTTGCCCCCAGGGTTATGAATCGTATCGCATCTGAATTGACTCAATCCCTATTGCCGTTATTTGAGAACACTGAGGGTTACTTTTTCGCAGTCAAGAATATAGTGCCAGAAGATGAAACCATGGCATTAAATAAGCGGCGTGTCAATATGCAATATGGTATTACAAGTGTAAATGAAGCACGAGAAGAACAAAATATTGACCCATCGATTAATCCATATGCTGATGAATTGATGGCAGACGGGAACCGAATGCCACTTGGAACAGCTAGACCTAATCCAACCGCGCAAATGATGATTGATGAGATAATGGAGAGAAAAAAGGAACTATTATCGGATGCCGACCAAAATATTAAAAATATAACCCAAAGGATGCTAAGTAAGTGATGGGAATATTGACAGATAAGGAAATAATACAATTAAGCAATGAGTTAGACCAACAATTATAACGATATGAATTATGCCAATTCTAACGAATTATGAAGTCACATATCTAGCCCAAGAAATCATCAAGCTTTCTCGTTTGGAGCGATGGCGGGAAGCCGATAGACACATGGCATCATATACGCCGAAATGGAAAAAGGGGCTTGAGACACGATTTAATGACCAGGAGAAAGAAGTCAATGCCAATATAGATTATTTCTTGCTACCTTTTTATCCTGATAATCTCAAGGGCGTACATTGGACAGTCATTCATAAAGCTGTGGATGATTTGCTTTTTGATAGTGCAAAATGGAATTTAATATTTGAAGAATTTGGTCAGTTAATGCTCCCCGGAATAATTGGCGATGCCGGGCAAAGAGGACTTAATTCTGTTATTGTTGGTATCTCATTCAATGTTAGCAATCCACGCGTTCAGGAATTCATTGACAAGAAAAAATTTAAGTTTGCTCAGGAAGTTAATCAGACAACATTGGATAGGCTACGGCAGGAACTACGACAGGGAACGATTGACGGTGAATCAATACCAGAGCTCAGGGGGAGAGTTAAACAAGTATTTGATGAAGCCCGCACATGGCGGGCTGATATGATAGCCCGAACGGAAACAGGTGGAGCTTATAATTATGGCTCATTTGAGGGCTATCGTCAGTCGGGAGTGGTGATAAGAAAAGGTTGGTTGTCCTCTCATGACAGTAAAGTAAGAGATTCTCATAGAGCATTGGATGGTCAAGAAGTACCGCTGGAAGCAAGATTCAGTAATAACTTAAAATATCCGGGCGATCCCGATGGACCACCGGAAGAAATTATTTCATGCAGATGTTCTATTTATCCTGTAGTCGAGGAAGAATGAAACGAGCAATAAAATAGGATGGGATTTATTCAAGTCAATATCTAAAAATATGCGGTAAGGTCTAAAGAACCTGCCGAAGCCAGGTATGAGACCCGGCACAACAATTGAATAGAAAGCCCCCCGGTCAAGAGAGAAAATTATACCGTCTGACCGGAGGGCTTTTTAGAGGTTGGAAAAATGAACATTGCAACGCAAGAATTAAAATTTGGTGAGATAAAAGATGCCATAATCAAAGCTTTCCCGGATTATGGGGAAATGCTCGCGAAAGAATTTGATGACGATGCAGATTTTATACGAAAATCCGATGCAGCGGAAGTAATTGAAGTGCAGGACGCTACCAGAGTTATAATTGGTAGAATATCAAGCCATTCCATAGATCGGGACGGTGATGTCGTACTTCCACAGGGTATGGATGATAGCGATTATCGTAAAAATGCGGTCGTTTTGTTTTCACATGATTATGGTGGCGGCCTATTTAGTGGGACAACTTACGAATTGCCCCATGCCCGAAATCAATGGCTAAAGCAATATCCGGGAAAGAAGCCAGTAGAAATTAGGGCGGCAACCGAATATGCTCCAAAAGAAATCAATGAATTCGGGGAGAAGATATTTCAATATCGAAAGGCAAAATGGCCGCTTGGATATTCAATAGGGTTTATTCCTATCAAAACGCTGCGGGATAGGGATGAGGATGAATGGAAAGATACCTTGCTGGCATGGAAAAGACGTTTAGCAGCAGAGACAGGGGAAGATATAGCGGGCATTCCTGAACCAAAACGGTTCTATGTAAAATGGAAATTATTGGAATATTCAGATGTAAAAATACCCGCTAATCAGGATGCTGTCCAGCTTATGATTAGTAAAGGTATGATGGAGGAAACAGAAAGAGAATCATATACCATCAAAGAGCCTGAAATAAAATCAGTAATCCCATATCATGACTACGGTAAAGCCCCGGAAGGCGATTCATGGGACGGCCCTGCTGAAATAGCCAAATCAGATACAGCAACACTAAAAAAGATTTGCACGTGGTATGATTCAGAAAATCCAGATGTGAAATCAAGTTATAAACTTCCGCATCATCATTCGGAAGGTCTAAAGGCAGTATGGAATGGTGTTAGCTCTGCTATGGGCGCATTATTAGGGGCTAGGGGCGGAGTTGACATTCCAGCATCAGATAGACGAGGTGTATATAATCACCTTAAACGCCATTATCAGGCCTTCGACAAAGAACCGCCAGAATTCAGAGAATTGGATGATATCGCGATTATTACAGCATCTATAGATGATATTACCCGGATAGACAAAGAATTAGGACAGCTTAGGAAGCGTTTATCAGAATTGGAAGCGCAGAGATATATTGAAGAGGATGAGGAAATAGAGAAAGTTTTGACACCGGAAGCCATCGCGAGGGCTTTTGGACAAAAGGAAAAGGGAGACATTTTAGACCTGTTTGCTGAAAGCAGGAGGTCTGTTTTCGGTAAATAACAAACAAAATGTCCAATCAAGCTGGAGATACTTTAGAGGTGTTAGGCTGGAAATGAGAGGACATACAAAATTAAGTAGGAGATCACAGCAATGACACCAGAACAGGAAGAAATTCTAAAGCGAATAACTGAGGGAGTGGCTAATCTCAAGACCGAATTGGAAGCAATAATCAAAGAAAAAGCGGATGGATATGGAGCCAAAGTCACTGTACTTGAGGAAAAGATGGCAAATCTTGAGGAATCGCTCAAGGCATTAGAAACGCCGGCAAATCCTAAACCCCTTGGCGCCGTAGATGACGAAAAGGGTGATGATCCATCATGTGGATATAAGAATCTTGGGGAAGTGCTAAATGATGAAGTTCAGCGAGCAAGAAATAGCGTAGTGACACCAAGATATGAAAAGCTTATAAAAATATCCGAAGCGCAATCCAAAACGGCAGGAACTGGACTGGTAGAAGGGACGCCGCAATATGGCGGTAATCTTATGCCAGAACAATTCAGAACCGAAGTATGGGATCGTGTTGGCAGTATAACGGAAGTTATAAACCGTTGTACTATCATACCTATTTCCGGGGGCAATACTCTGGTAATTCCGGCGATGGGTGGATATAGCGAAAGCTCTGGTCAATATTATGGTGGCGTATATTTTGAGGACATCGGAGAGAATGGAACTGCTACTGACACTCGTCCAGTTTTTGAGCAGATGAAATGGGAATTGAAAGCCCAATCAGCCATGACTCATGTTTCATATCCTATGATGCAACATAGCCCCATGTCTGTTGGCCCATTCGTTGAACGAATAATGGGCAATGCCCTTGCGTATCGTATAGAAGATTTGCTAATCAATGGAACAGGCGAAGCCCATCCCATAGGAGCCGTAACTGCACCTTGCGGTATTTCGGTATCTGCTGAAACAAATCAGCAAGCTGCTACTGTCAACTATTATAATATTATAAAGATGGATGCCAGGATGCACCGTAGAACAAATGCGATATGGATGTATAATCAGACGGTCATTCCACAACTCAGGCAGCTATCAATGCTTATAGGAGGCGGTGGAGATAGAATTACTCTTGATGAAGCAATGGGAACCGGGCCAAGAATTGAAACTAGATTTTGCCAGGCGTTGGGTACTATTGGCGACATCATGTATATTGATTGGGGTGAAAATGTTGTCTTAGTTCCTCAGGGACAGGGACAATCGGCGAAGATGGATACCAGTATTCATTTCCATTTTGATACTGCCCAAACCTCATTCAGGTTCATATTTGAATGGGATGCTCAATTTGCATGGCGCACAGCGATGACACCAAGATATGGCGATACATTAAGCCCTGTTGTCAGATTGGCGACACGTTCATAATTTATTAAATTCTACTCATGGGCATTATTGCCCATGAGTATATATAAGGAGTAATGTAAAATGATAGTTATAGGTGAGAGAATCAAATTCCAGTCGTTGACATATCCTGATGATGTAGCCACCGCTGCGGAGACAAGCTCTGATGTATATGTGACCATGCTTGGACAAAGATATGGAACTGTTATAGTCCAGGCAAAATTAACCTCAGCAAAAACAGCAGTATGTCAATTGACTTGTGCTTCCGATGCCTCTGGAACTGGAAAGGCTGATGTTTCAGGCAAAACATTGACCCTGACCGGTGCCAGCACTTCTGTGGGTTGCATTAACTTTGAGATCACAGATTTGGATTTAGATAATGACAAGTATTTTGTGGGAGTTGATATAACTACAAATCAAAATGGAGATAATATCACTGCCCTTCTTGCCTATGTGCCTGCGTATATTCATGGAAGCATAAATCCGAACTAAGCGAATTAAAGGGGGATAATATGCAAAACGTTTTAGAAATAGACAAAAAAATCAAGCTCCTTGAGGATAACTTCTGGGGCAAAAAAGGCGACATTAAACCGGTGGGCGGTTTTCTGGGAATGTTCCCGGCAACCGCTCAGGATTTAGTTGATCGCAAAGTGGCCAGGTGGATCACTGATAAGGAATCCAAATGAGGATAAAGTTTTTACAAGACTATGAGGGTTGGAAACAGGGGGACATTGTAGAAACTTCCACTTTGGATGCCCTGGATTTACTGAGGCAGGAAATTGCCGAAAAGTATATCCCAAAGCAGATTAAAAAATATCATAACAAAATGATGACAAATTATGCAAATAAATAACCTTCTGCATGGTATCAAGTTATCTTGAGCGTGTTTTGTAAGGATATAGGCGCAAGTGGAGGTTAGCAATGGCAAATATACATGCAATATCAATTGATACCATTTCCGATCTGGGTAAAAGATATTATTATGAAACGGCAGTTGGCAGAGATATTACCGGCGATATAATGACGCAAACTACATCGGCGGTCATTATCGGAAATACTGGTCAGGATGTCGATTTCAAAGTTTTTTCTGGGAGTAATTATATTCAATTCGATGCTGGATTAGCCGGTGTGTTTACCAGTGGAATGGATATACAGTTAAAAGATAGTGATTATCTGAATTTTGGAACCGGAGCTGCTTTAGCTGGCGATGTCCAGATGACATGGGATGGTACAAACTGGCTCTGGACTTGCAGCGCCGATGATACATTGTTGGAGATAGGAGATTCGGCCGCGACACAAAAATCATTCGATATGAAGATTTATGGAAATGCGGCTAATGGCGCGGATTACTTTACTTTTGACGCTTCGGCAAGCTCATTAGTTGTTGCCGGCGATTCACGCCTGGATTTCTCTAGCGCAACCGTATTAGCTGGCAATACTGATGGTGGCATTATAAAGGCCGGCACGTCAGGAAGCCCTGTCACCGAAGATACGGCAGATATGACATTCATCAAATTGTATTTTGATAATGGGGCAACGTCCGGGGATAATAGAGGAATTTATAACCGTCTATATCTTACCGGTGCAGGTGGTGGCGGCGAATCCCTGAGGAGCTTTACAACTATATCTAATGTTGCTGCCGGAACTGCTCATGGAGCGCATATATCACTATCATTCGGTACTACCGGAAGTATTACCGGTTTAGGTGTTGGTGTTAGGTCAACTTTACACGTGCCGAATCAGGAACAATCAGCAGGAACTTATGCCGGTGGCCAATCCGAAGTATATTTTGATGGTGCCTCATCTGGATTGAGCGGAACTACAAAAGCGTCTATTCATAGATTTATTGTTGACGGTTCAGGACACACAAATGATATGGATATTGTTTTCGAGTTTGTTGGATTGAATACTACGCAATGGGAGACAACATTCAGCGGTACGCCAAATAGAGGACTAAAAATTGATGTTGGTGGAACCGCATATTGGATTGCCTGTTGCACAGCAACATCATAAACGAAAATAAAAGGGGAACAAAATGATTTCGTTAAAGGCTAGAGAATTACCGGCAATGTTTTCGACATTGAATAAATTGGTGGAACTGAATGCTTTATCAGTTGATCCAGCCAGGAACAGGAAGCTGAAATATTGGGCATATAGATTCTCCAAGAAGTTCGAGGTTGAATATGCCTCATATTTGAAAAATAGGGATGATATACTTCTGGAATTTTGCGAGAAAGATAATGATGGCAATCCTATCAAGGAAGCCAATAATCGCGTGAAAATTCCAGATGAAAAGATACTTGAATATAATATAGCAATATCAGAACTGGGAAACACCGATATTGCTATAGAATTTGATAAAATCACAATAAATGTCAATGAACTCCCGGAAGAGATGACAGTTTCTATGTTGTTATCTCTTGATTCTGCAATAGAGATAATTGAGGAAGAGGAATCGCTACCAAATGAGGCAAAATAATTATGGGGCCGGGTTTGCCCATGACAGTTAATTTGTCCCCCTTTTACCGGCCCCTCTAAAAAGGTGATAATATGGCAATAACAGCAACATCATTGACCAGTGGATTGGGGTTTGCTGTAAACGCTACTTCTTCCGATTTATCAGGTTGCGAAGAGCTTGTAGCGGCTACAGCAGGAAAGAGCATTTATCTGGAACAGATATATATTAATAGTGCCTCAGCGATTACAGTTACAATCGGAGCAGGGGAAACTACAGGAGCCGTCACCGCTGTCATATTGGGGCCGATAACATTTACTACGACAGGCGGCCAGGCAATATTCCAGTTTACCAGGCCGATTATCCTTGCCGCCGCCACCGCCTTGACAGTGGATGCAAGCGGAGCCGGAGCAGTACAGATTTTCGCTCAAGGACAGATAAAATGATAGTTCTTTTATTTTTCCTATTAATACCGTTGACAGCGATGGCGCAAGATATTCTTGATATTTTGCCAGTATATGAATGCCAAATTGCGGATTATGTCCCCAATTCTCAACCGCAATGGCTTGACATTCCTATCGTAAGCCAAGAGATTGTGGCTGGAATCGTTGGACAGCCTATAGTTTATGCAAGGTTTGGCGTTCAAGTTTTTGAATCTCAAATTGACGAAAGTCGGAAAGTTTTTTTTGAGATAGATGTTCCTTTGGTACAGCAAGGTTATTTTGTTGCAAGAGTTTTCCAAGTAAGAATCAGGGGCAAAATTGAAGATATATATGGCGAGTGGAGTGAACCAAGCGACTATTGCGCTTGTGTTTACATTCCGGCGGTGAATCCTGCAATTAGGGTCGGGACAAAATAAGGGGGTCAATCGAAATGGTTATTGCTGTAAAAATAGGGACAAATGAACCACAAACTTATACAAAGTATCATAAACTTACTCACAGTGCGGATATTGTGACGATATTCAAGCAAAATGTCACAACTTTCGGTACTCAAGGCGATAAACAGTATTTTGCTATTCCTGTTGACGTATCGGAAATGTCTGCTGAGGAAGTGGATGATTTGATTGATAAGTTGGTAATACCCTGGATGGATGGAGAAGAAATAATCGCAGAACGCCTTTATTATGTAGATGTTTCATTGGCGCCATGGTTGAGCCAACATGAGAAGGATATTTTGGTGCAGGGAGAATATATCAAGTCGAACATAAAACCTGATGTGTATACCTATATATCGGAATATTCAGTGAGCAATCATGATGCCCCTTCTCCTGAATTGGTTTCGGCATATCAGACTCTACGGGAAAAATCTTTTGATATTTCTTCTGTGAATGATTTTAATAGATTTGTAACTTTAGCGGATGTGGCGAAGGTTACAATCAATAAGGCAAGCAAAATGACACTGGCGCAGGAGTTAGGACTATGATATTAGCCGTAAAAATAGGGCAGAATGATCCTGATAGTATTGAATGTGCAAGTCGTCAGTCAAAGCATGGTGATATTATCCAATGCTTCCCGGACAATATAACTACATTTGGCCGGGAGGGCGATAAAGTCTATCACGCTCTAAAGATTGACACATCTCATATTGATGAAGATAAATTGGCAACTTTAATGACATCCTCTAAATTAGACAAAGATGAAGAAATAGTAACAAAACGAATTTATTATCTTGATTTTGCTAATGTGCCGAGTTTGGACAATCCGAAAAGGCAGATAATTGAAACCAATAGGGCCGCAAAATGCGCTATTAAGCCGGCAATTATGGATTATGCTAAGACCGATATTGCCGGCAAGAAGCCAAGCAGAGCGCAGGTATCGTCTTATCAAACAAGTTTGGAGCTAAACGTTGATATATCATCAGTAAATGATTTCAAGACAGCATATCAATTTGATGATATAGCAAGTCATATAATTAACAAGGAGACAGGGAAAACCCTGCTCGAAGAATGGCAGAAACAATCAAAGATATAAATGGCGGGGCTAACGATTATCCAACTCTTGTCCTGTGGGAAGATGCTCGAAATGGCGATATAAGAGCCGGGAATGCCGAAGTTGCAAGGGTAAAAGGAAGCATTGAAGAAAGTGGCAATCTTAATCTGTGTACTATTTCTGGCTGGGCAACTGATGCTGATAGTTACTGGGCTATTCGGGTGGATGAAGCTGACAGGATTTCTACATCCCCATTAAGGTTCGGAGGTGGAATATATTTACTTCAAAATCGAAGTACCGGCGGCAAGAACGTAATAAGTGTGTCCAGTGGTTCAGAATATGGTAAACTACAAGGCTTGCAGATGGCGACAGATGCGGCGTCAGGCGCGGCGTCTGTATTAAATTTAGCTTTATCTTTTTCGACCACTATAGGGAATATAACTATAGAAGATTGTATAATATGTCATGTAGATAATCAGTCAACTGGAATATATTTGGCGGGTGGAAATGGCTATCAGATTGACTATCAAATATGGGACACAGTAATCTATAACTGCACTACAGGAGTATATTCCTATAGATATTCGTTTACTTGCGATATTTATAATTGTACTGTATATAATTGTAGCACTGATGGGATTAGCCAGATCACGCAATCTCCTACCTGCTACAATACGATAGTATATGCGAGTGGAAATAATGATTTTAATGGATCAGTAAATGGTGATTACAATATGTCTGAGGATGCCACCGCTCCTGGCGCAAATTCCCTTGATTCGGGAACGGGTGGCAATGATCCTAGCTTTGTATCAACTACCGGAGGAAGCGAGGATTTTACTATTGCTTCCGATTCTGACGCCATAGATGCCGGAACAGATGATCCGAGTTCTGGATTATATTCGGATGACATATTTGGAACGGCTAGAAGTACATACGATATGGGAGCGCATGAATATGTTGCGGCCGGTGGCGGAATTGCGATGCCTATAGTTATGCTACAACATGACCATTTTAACGGGGGTGCTATTTTATGAGTATGCGGGATATAGTGAAGAATTCAACTGATCAGTCAGTTGTCATAAGAATAATAGATAGTACAGATGGCACACCCGAAACAGGAGTTGACTATGACACGTCTGGAATAGACTTATGGTATCGTAGAGAAGCTGCAACCAAAACATCTATTACCGAAGCGGCTTTAGCGGCTCTTGATTCTGCACATTCAGATGGCGGAATTGAGCATATTGGCGATGGATATTACAGGTTGGACTTGCCGGATGCCGCAGTTGCTACAGGATGCAATGGTGTTATGGTTGGTGGAGCAGTAACGGGAATGATAGTGATAGGTTGCTATATAGCCTTAATAGATATGAACCCTTATGATTCTGTAAGGGCAGGCTTGACAGCATTGCCAAATGCCGCCGCAGATGCCGCAGGAGGATTAGTTATTTCTGATGCTGGCGGACTTGATGCCGATACAATGGCTTCAAATGTGACTGCGATTTTAGCCGATACCGGGACTGATGGTGTAGTCCTGGCTAACGATGCCATAACATCAGCAAAATATGATGAGACTACCGCTTTTCCAATAGCCAGCGCAGATTCAGGGGCTACGCAAATAGCCAGAGTTGGCGCAGATGGTGATACATTAGAAACATTAAGCGACCAGATAGATGCCGTTCCTACAGCCGCAGAGATTCAAGCTGAGATGGAGGAAAACGGAGCATCAATTCTTGATACGATTTCTGATAAATTGCCGACAAATTATATTATGGGTAGCTCAGACCAGACAGACAAAGACGATGATATTGACGCTATATTAGTAGATACCGGGACGACTTTAGAGAATCATTTGACTGATATAAAGGGAACGGGATTTGTTAAAGATACTGATAGCTTACCGCAATGTCTAACGGCAACTGGATTTAGCACCCATTCAGCAGCCGATGTTAGAACTGAAATGGATGCCAATTCAACGCAATTGGCGGCAATTGTTGGGGATACTGATGAACTGCAACAGGAGCTTGCAGACGGCGGCAGAACCGATTTAATCTTGGATGAACTTACTGCACAAGGTGACACCAATGAAGGGAAGCTTGATACGATAGATGGAATAGTAGATGCTATCGTAATTGATACAACAGAAATCGGCGCAGCCGGGGCAGGTTTGACAGCAGTTCCATATAACGCTGCCTGGGATGCTGAGATTCAGTCAGAAGTGCAGGATGCCATTGAAGCGAATCATCTTGACCATATATTTGCAGTTACTTATGATCCAGCAAGCAAACCAGGCGTAGCGGATGCCTTATTAAATGAATTAGTTGAAAATGATGGAGGCGTTTCGAGATATACTGCTAATGCGCTTGAACAAGCCCCATCCGGGGGAACAAATCCAAATGTATTGGATGATACCACAATAGCAAGTATAAACAGCCAAACATCATTTACGTTGACAGCAGGTTCAGATCAGGACGATGCCTATGTTGACCAAGCAGTAGTTCTATATGATGCCAGTAATTCAGATTATCCAAGTATTAGAGTAGTAGCAACATATACAGGAGCAACCAAGACAGTTACTATTGATTCAGCCCCGGACTTTACAATTCAGGCCGGTGACGGCGTGAAAATCTTCGTTACCGCTCCTGGAACGACTGCTCCGACAGTAGGACAGATAAGGGCAGAAATGGATTCTAATAGCACCCAATTAGCTGCCATAGTTGGGGATACGGATGAAATACAGCAAGAATTAGCAGATGGCGGCCGACTTGACCTATTAATAGATGCGATATTGGGTGATACTAATGAATTGCAAACTGATTTGGTCAATGGTGGGCGATTGGATTTGCTCATTGATGCTATTTTAGCCGATACCAATGAATTGCAAGGCGACTGGACTGATGGTGGAAGATTGGATTTACTTATAGATTCAATTATTACCAATATAGCGGCATTGAATAATTTATCTGCCGCTGATGTCAATGCTCAAGTCTTAGACGTATTGAATACCGATACATTCGCCGAACCGGGCCAGGGTGCGCCAGCGGCAACCGCATCATTAGCCGCCAAGATTGGTTATCTATATAAATTTATGCGGAATAAATCAACAACAACATCATCAGTCATTAATATATATAATGATGCAGGTGATACGATAGACCAAAAGGCAACGCAATCAGATGATGGGACGACTTATACTCGTGGCGAATTTGGGACAGGAGCATAGACATGGCAATTGATACAGCCCAAAAAAGAGCTTCTACCACTCGACTGATGTTCCCTGGGTATAGTGCCATTATTCCCTCTGGCACTATACCCCGCCCTGCTAGTGTTTGGCAATATACGGGAATAACTATTTCAGAAGCAGCAACAGGGCTATTTTACGAAATACAATCGCTCATTTCTAAATATAGTATTTCATCTGTAAATTCTAAACATAATATTTCACCTTTGGATTCCAAATATAGGATAGAATAATGGAAACCATCATTAAAAATGGTAAAGAAAATATATGGATAACGGTAAACGAAAGGGATGGCGGGACTGTGACAGTGACTTCCGCTACTTTTCAGGTATTTGATTCTAGCGATACATCGGTTCAGGCGTCAGCATCAGCGACCATTGCCGATAATTCAACCGCGAGTCCTGATATATATGGTCTTGTGGATACATCAGTAGCTGGATTTGTGGCTTGCAATACTTATTACGTACTTTTCTTGGTGACAATCGGAACAGAAGTTTTACCTTTTGAAAGAGCCTTTAAGGTGGTCTAAATGATACTTGATTTTTACACATTAAAAGGATTTCTGGGAATCGAGGGCGATAATGACGATGCGGTCTTGAAACTAATGCACCAAAGAGCGGAGGCATTTGTCAAAAGTACCTTTGACCGGGAATTTGAGTCAACATCATATTGGGAAACTTATGATGGAACCGGTGGATGTCATTTATATTTGCCACAGATGCCAATAACGGCAGTGGCATATCTCGGCACTAAGACAGACGCTATCAAAATAAAAAATACTGCCACAGATGCCAATAATGCTTATATAACTATTGACGATACCAATATGACCTTGACTGTTTCCGGTGGGTCTTATGCTGGGTCGTCAGCATTAGCATTGGCGACATATACCACCTTGACGTCTCTTGTGGCGGCTATAAATGCTCTGGGCAATGGTTGGTCAGCAGAACTATATGATACTGACTATGCCAGCTATTTATCAGCCAATTTAATCAAAGTTCAGAATTATTTTGTCGGTTCATGGGATGGAACCGCCGCAAGCTATGATTACCTGCCAATGATTAACGAACCCTTTGAGGATTATATTGTTTATGAGAAAGAGGGCGAAGGCTATATTTTCTATGCTCCCGGCTTTCCTAAAGGTCATAAAAACATAGCAATAAAATATACTGCGGGATATTCAAGCTCCAATATGCCTTATGAATTGCAAGGTTTGATTAACGAGATGGTTGAGGTTGCATGGAATAAGAAGCAGACAGGAGTAACAGGAATTAAATCATATCGAACTGGGCAAACATCAGTTACCTATGGTGATACTGTTGTAGTTGATGGATTTGATCAGATATATAGTAAATATCATAAGGTAAGATTATAATGGTATATGGCAATAAAACAACTTGCAAGCTACAGGAATTATCTACATCAATCGGTGATGGTATGGATGTTTCCAATTCATGGACAACAATAAAGACCTTTAAGGGTGTTTTTCAATCAGTAACACGTTCTGAACGTCAGGCAGATGGCAAAGATACTGCTTTCGGGAAATATATTTTATTCATTGATTATAATGCTTTGACCAGTTCCGAAAGAGCTAAATTGATAGAGCCAAACAGAATTCAGATTGCATCAGACAATTATAATATCATAGGCGTTGAAAAACATGATTTGATAGGCAATCATCATTACGAAGTTTATCTAAGGATAATTGATGCTGAATGATAAAGAAATGGAATGATAAGGAATTAATGACAGCCGCCGAGAAGTCCGGCTTTCAGCATGTTCAGAAAATATGCTATCTGGTTGAGCGAGGGGCAAAGATGATTGTACCTGTAGATACAGGGCAATTGAGGCGAAGCATAACAACCGAAGTCGAGATAAACGACAAAAACATAGTTGGTAGAGTTGGAACCAATGTTAAATATGCTCCTTATGTGGAGCTTGGGACGCGGAAAATGTCCCCTAGGCCATATCTCAGGCCCGCTTTGTATGGCGTTATCGGGTATAAGGGCGGGACAGCGCAAGAAGCCAGCTTCGAGTCAATGGTAGAAGATTTTGTGAGGAATAGGGCATGACCGATATATTCGAAGGCATTAAGACGCTCTGGAACGCCAATGCAACGCTTAAGGCGGCACTACCGAGGATATATAGCACGAAAGCACCGCCAAGAGCGGATATGCCATATTGTGTAGTTACGCTAGTGGGTAGCAGGCCAGATTTTACTTTTGACTGGGCTTATGACCATTGCTTCTTTCAATTCAGCATTTTTGCTGATGATACAGCGGAAGCTAATGATATTCACGATAAATTTATAGTAGTTTTTGACAATGCAACGATAACAGATGATGACTCAAAGAAGTATAAAATGATCCGGCGTATGGAGCGATTACTGCCGGATGAAACAGACGAGGCTTTCATGTTCATAATAGAATATGAGATTATGAAAGCCGTTTAAGAGGTGAAAGAAAATGGCAGAACTTGCAGGATATGGCGGATCAATAACATTTACAAATTTCCAGACAAGCGCGAAGCAGTGGACATCCGATATTTCTGTTGATATGCTTGATATTACTGATTTTGGCGATGGCGGATATAGAACTTTTAAGGGTGGCTTAAAAGGCGGCACTGCAACAGTGACCTATAACTGGGATGTCGCTAATACAGCGGCATTGGGCGACAGTGCGACATTGACGCTATTGGTTACTACTGGATTAGGCTTAAACGGTACTGCTTTTCTAAGTGGAATAAGTTATAGCACAGCCGTTGATGGTATAGTAGAATGTACTGCGTCATTTACATTCTCAGGGACTATCACTATAGATACAACACCATAAGGCGGTGATCTGAATGGCTGAACTCAATGGAACGACAGGGGCTATATATAAAGCCGGTGCTTTGAATTATGGCTTAACTATTGCCTTTGTAGATAGTAATCCTGATACGATTACCGATACTGCAAGTGGCTTTACGCTTGCAAATGGCTTTACTGATAGCACCGAGATTACGGTCTATGGCTCAACATCTAATGATGGAGATTATACCGTTGCGAGCCGGGCTGATGGAACGCTTACACTAGATGCCGGCGATTCACTGACTGCCGAAGCCGCAGGCGATAAAGTCTGGGTATATGAAAAACGCCCTGGGACCGAAATAGCAGGCTTTCATAATTGGACATTGGATAATGGTGTTGATATGCTGGATGTGACAGATTTCAGCGATGCCGGCTATAGAACGTTTATCGCAGGCATTAAGGCATGGACAGCGACAGCAGATCGCCATTACCTAACAGATGATACAACACCAGATGATGATTTCGGAACTGTTGTTTGGGTGCGGTTTTTCGTCAGGTATGATGCCAGTCCCGATGTGACAAACGCCTATTTTTTGGAAGGCCCCGCTTATGTATCTGGAATAAGCACCAGCGTGCCAATTGACGGAATAGTTGAGGAGACTATTACTTTTACCGGTATTGGGCCATTGCAAACTCAGACTCAATCAATTGCATGGTAGAATAAAATAAAAAAAGGAGCTATAAAATGGGGGCAAGCGAAGCAATAGGTACAGATAGAATCATTGAAATAAATGGTAAAACACTTAGGATGCGAAAAATCATCATTGATGATTTAGGTGAATATACCGAAGTATTGAGGCATCAGAAACTTAAGTCATTGTCTGAAATACTCAAAAGTCTTGAACCGCAGGAGCGGAAGGATATGATAAATCAGATAATGAATGAAGATATTTCATACGAAAAGATATTTGAAGAGTTACAAAAGCCTGCTGGCATAGCTTTCATGCTGCGGCGCTGCTTGGATGTTAATAAAGATTTAACGCCGGATGATATTAAAGCAGTTTTAAGTATGGATGGTATGATAGAGCGATTTACCGCATTGATGCCGGGAGTTGACCAGACCGCAAACCCTCCCATTCTGCCACAAGAGGGAAGCCCATAGATTTCAAGTTTGGCTTCCCTCTTTTAAGACGCTATTATGGGTATGGCAAAAGGGAGATCAGACAAATGACTTTAGAGCAATATCTCAATGACATCAAGGCGATACCTGAGATTGAAAAACTTTTTAATGGTAGCTCAGAATCAAGATCATCCAACAATCAAGACCTATTAGAAGAAGCTAAAAAATATGGGCTAAAGATGCCAAGAGGGATGAAATAGATGGAACTTGCAGAAGCCTTTGTCACAGTCAAGCTAGAACTAAAGGACTTACAGCGCAATCTAAATCAGATGCGTTCAAGTCTAGACAAGCACTTTGATAATATAGAGAAGCGTGCTAAAGAATCAGGCAGATTAGCCATTGCCGCTTTTTCTGGTGCAGTTGCCGCCGGTGCGAGCTTATTAACTAAGTCATTTATCGGAGCGGCAGGCTCTATTGAAAAGATGAAACTCAGCCTTATTGCTGTAACAGGTAGTACGCAAGAAGCCAACAGGCAATTCAAGGAATTGATTGAGCTTGCCAAGATGCCGGGCTTAGGGCTTCCCGAATTGGTAAAAGGTGCAACTTCCCTGCAAGCATTGAATTTTAGTTTCGCAGAATCTAAGCGCATAATGCGGGAGTGGGGAAATGAGATTGTCAAATTCGGCGGTGGACGTTCTGAGCTTGAGCGGGTAATCGTCCAATTAACGCAGATAAGAGGTAAGGCAAGTGGTTGGGGACAGGACATCCGACAAATATCTGAATCCATGCCATCACTTAGAAAATATATCGCTTTGGCATTCGATAATACACCTGTGGAAGATTTAGCGAAAAGTGGAGTAACCGCCAGTCAGTTAATCGCCAAAGTGACTGATCAGTTAGCCAAACAATCGCGCGTCACAGGTGGCACACAAAATGCCATTGATAATTTTAATGATTCATTATACCAGTTAAAGGCGACACTGGGCGATGTACTTTTGCCAACTTTTGCTAAAATATTGAATGATTTGGCGGATATTACAGAAAAAGTCAAAAGTTTATCAGATACAACAAAATCATGGATAGCATGGGGAACGGCTGGCATTGGCGCTACTGCGGGAATAATTGCAGGGCTGGCAGGACTAGCGGCAATAATATCCAAAGTAAAGGCCGGGATTGCTGTTCTTGGCTCTTCTCTTTCATGGCTAGTAGCTACACCAATTGGGGCGGCAATATTGGCGGCTGTTTCATTGACATTTGCTATTAAACGCATAGCCGATGCCGCATCCAAGCCAATAAATATGAAGATTATCATTGAAAAAGTTGATAAGGAACGCATAAATAATTTAAAAGAAGCGTTAGGGATGTTTCCCACACAGGTCACCGGATTTGAAAAAGCCAATTTATCACTTGGTGATTTGGGTATCAATCTTAAACGCTTAAATGAACTGACAGGATTAAATTTAACTAATAATAGAAAATTAGATGATGTCTTATTATTACTTAATAAGGAATATCAGAGTCTAATTGGTAAAACTGGTGCAATAGGTGAAGTTTTCGGGCCGCCAACACCGGAAAATATCAACAGCGTTAATGAATACAAATCTAACCTAAAGGGCATTATAGATATATTATCCGCTCAATCCAGATTGAGAATGGCGAATATAATGGGTATGCCTGGCAGTGATTACGCCAGAGAGCAGAAAACAATACAGGAAACATATAGGGCAACTAAAGAAGCTCTGGAAGCAGAATTAGCCGATGCTGAAACGACAGCAGAACGCAAAAAAGCTATACAGGTCGAATTGCAAGCGGCATATAAAGAAATGATTAATGACTTGACGGCTTCCTACAAAAAGCAGGGAGAGGATTTAATCAAGCAAGAAAAGGATGTAAAGGATAAAAAGTTAAAGATATTTAAGGAGGGCTTGCAGGAACAATATCGGTTTGCTATTGCCAGCTTTGATGAGCAATCCAGGGCTTTTCAAGATGCCTATACCAGAGAGAAAAATGAGCGTCGAAAGCAACGCGAAGATCGCATAGCCGATGCCAAAAAACAGAAAGCTGGAATTGATGCAATATGGAAAGGATTGACAGGGGCAACCGATAAGGGCGGTATCCCACGCAATGATAAGGGCATGAATACCGGGCTTTATCAATGGAACGAGACCTTTAAGGTGATAAATCAAGCTAATGCAGACATGGATGAGCTTATAAGCACAACGAAAGAGTGGGGAAAGGCATTTACAGAAACCCTATCAACATTGAGTAGTTCTTTATATTCTGTTTCAGATGATTTTGTATCTTTGTGGATTGATGGTTTGTCTGATAGTGAAAATGCTTTTAGGAGTTTTGCTGATTCAATCAAAGGGATATTTAAGCGATTAATGGAAAGCTTAATCAGAGATGTGATATTGTCAAAAGCCATTCGCAGTTTGGTGCAACTAATTGGGGTTGCCAATCCTGCGGCCGGACTTGGGCTTGCAGGATTATTCGATGTCGCTCAATTAGGCCCGGCTTTTGCTGATGGTGGCATAGCCAAAGGCGGTTTTAAGATTCCACGACTTGCCGGGGGTGGGATATATAAGCAACCGACACTTGCCATGATAGGCGAGGGACAAAGTGATGAGGCTGTGATTCCATTGAAGAGCGGTAAAGTGCCAGTTGAAATCCGGGGTGGCGGAGGGCTAAATATACAGAATCTAAATATTACCTTGCCTTATGCCGACCTTTCCAGAGTAGGAGAAAAGGAAGTCAGTCAATTTATTAAAACTAAATTGTTGCCAGCATTAAATGAGGCTAGGGCATCAGGTTATACTATGTAGGTGAATTATGGCAGATTATATGCGATTAACATATGGAGGTAATTCAGTAGACTTTTCACCAAGAGAGGGTTTTATTATACCTACTGCATATAATCGTGCTAGACATATAGCTATGGATGGGACTATCTATACTTATGACTGGTCTACCAAGCTTAGATGGGAAGTGCCGGTAAATAATGTCGCCTATGCCGATTCGGTCTTTGTTGATGCTTGGTGGAAGGCTGGCTATACTTTGACATTTACTCCTGATTTAGTTAATTCTCCGGGTGTAACCAAATCAGTTATATTAATGAATGAACAAGCTCCACTCAATATGATGTTTGGCACGGGATGGATTACCAAATATGAAGGTACTTTAATTATACAGGAGACATAAGATGCCATTTACTGGATATGGATTTGATTTTGGTGTCTTTGATACTCTATTATTTGATGAAACAGGCTCAGATGATTATATAGATACTCTGAGTAGTTCGCATGTGACCTTTGATCTTTATTATACTTTTGAAGGCTCCACAAAAAGTGATTTAATTCGTGTTGACTCAATCAATATCCCCACCTTATTACAACCCGGCTCCGCGACATTAGTTGTGCATGATAGCTCAGATTGGTCAATTTTCCGGGATGCAGTTGATCAGGAAGATGCTTTTTCCTCGATAGTCTCCCTATATTGTTCTCTTGCCGGGGCTGATGATTCCCAATTGTTATATACTGGTATTGTGAGGAAAGTAATATTTTCCAATGATACGGTAACGCTATATTTAGTTGACAAATTAACGGAATTGTTAAATACTAGAGTAGGGACGCAGGATAATCCAGTAGGCAAGCCGCACAATCGAAGTGCAGTATATTCATCATATAGCGAATCAGACTGGTCCGCATTTAGGCGGCAGAATCCACTTGATTTGATATGGAATACAATTACAGCTTATTCAACATTGGATGGCCTGGCAGCCCCAGGGAATCCAGATATAGATTATGCTTCATGGGCAACTGCTTGGGTGGATTGTGATAATTTAGGATATTCCTTGAGTTTTTCCGAATCTGGGGGAACGATACGGGACATCTTAGCGCAAATAGCGGATTATTCTAATCTATATATAGGCATTGATGAACTTGGAAGGCTTCACTTTCATCTAAAACATGATTTTGAAGCCGATTACGCCACATTGGATCATTCTAATATGCTTGATTTTGCAATGGAAATTGATGCCGATAAATTATATAATAAAGTGACGGTCAATTCCCGTTTCCAATGGATGAATGGAAAATGGACAAATGCCGGGGTATCGGCTGGAAGCTACGATAATTATGGCAATAGGGACAGATTATTCGATTCCCGTTCAATATGGCATGATAATGACGGAAGCGATGCCAGCGCAACACAATTTGCCAGTGATATTATCAGCATTATAAATGTGCCTAATATGCTCATTAGGACAAAGACTACCGCAATTGGGTATATAGTGCGTCCAGGCCGACTCTTTACTGTCACAGAGGGCAAAACAGAGCTATCAGATGAAACGTTTGTGTGTGAATCAATAATACTTAATCCAGCAGAAGGAACAACTAATATTGTAGGAAGGAAGCCAGCGGCTTTTGAATTAGCATCATGAGAGATATAAGACAAGCTACAGATTTAGAATCGCATATCCGGGATCCATTCGCGCATCATATCAACATAGCATATACTGGAAGAGTCTGGATTGAAAATGTAACGGATACCGGAACATCACATGATTGGCCGGATGACCAATATGTTGGTATAGATGTAGATTTTCCTATAGTATCCGGTTTGTCATGGATATATTGCGCTTTTGATAGCGAAGCGGAATACGGTACACGTTGTTATTATGTAGATTGTCGTATTCAGGTAGATGATAACGGAGATATAGTGCCTTATGATTCAGAAACAGGCTATGGATGTAGAATTCAATATCATGCTTGGTCTGGAGGAAATGATTGGCGTATTGCTATTGCTTATATTTTATTTGGCAGTGGGTTTTTACCCTCAACAGCAATGATGGATGAGCAGACATATTAAAATGATTTCAATAGTTTACGAAGGCAAAACAAACCGAATCAAGGAAATCCATGATTATCAGGGACGAGCAAGACGATTCTCCCAATTACGTCCCGGGATGATTGTATGGCATGTTCCGCGAGAATTAATGTCAAACATACATACAAACCATGATATTATTGTTTTTGATGCTGAGAATAATCCTATCGGTACAGATAAATCATATAAACATAAGGAGCGAGTGCAGGGTATTGCAGTCCAGACCGGGGGGCTTTGGGGATTGCCAAATGAATACCCACAGGAAGGACAAATACAAGTTCTCTTTGCGCGGTTCAAGGGCCTGGGCGATGTCCTCATGTCATGGTTTGCGCTTGAGGAATATCGGCAACAATTCCCTGATAAATATATAGCCTATTTGACCAGTCCCCAGGCTGCGAGCTTATTCTGCGGTCAACAGGGATTAGTCAATAGGATTCTATATACCAAATATGAACATGATGCAAAGAAGGGAATAGTGCCACTTCCGATAGTAGCAAGGCAATATACTGAGGTCTATAACATGATAAATCAGGTGGACTTCGGAGAAATAGCATATATCAAGCCTAGAGCTGATAACTTTGCTGACTTGCTAGGGGTCAAGATAAAATCAACATATGATGAAGCGACTGAGAAATATATTCCAGAGGTCCCCATTAGGCAATTACAGATCTCGTCAGAGGAGATAATACAGGCAAGAAAACTGATAGAATGGAATTTTGATAAGCGCATAGCAGTATTGCAATTGAATTCAAATGGCAAGCCCCGACAATGGTTTTACTGGAATAAATTAGCCAAAAAATTTATAAAAGACGGATACAAAGTCATATATATGTCAACAGATACCAAAGATGCCTATATGAAAGCCCCCAGAGGCGTTATAAACCTGTCCTGCAAAACAAACATCCGGGAATATATAGCCATATTGGGATTGGCTCATATACTTGTGTGTGTGGATACCTCGGCGTTGCATATTGGAGCTAGACTTGAGAATCTCAAAGTATTTCCGCTCTTTGGTTCCACTGGAGCCTGGGCGCACAGTAAATATTACCAAAATACCTATCCGATTGAAGGGCAGGCTTTATGCGCGCCTTGTTGGGACTGGCAACTAGATTGTTGTGATACCCAGAAAGACCGGCTTATTTGTATGAAGCGGATAACGGCGGATATGGTTATGGATAGAATAAAGGAGACATTATGATTACACCAGAATTGATTCAATTTTTAACCACTCATTCACTTAAACAATATTTATTGGATAATGATGACATAGTAATATGCCCAAAATGCAATTAGTATCAGGGAAGATGGATATGTGATTGGGCAATTCGGAAACAAGAGGGTATATCTGATACAGGGAACGAATGAGGATTATGAGGGAATAGATGACTAAAATATTAGTTATAGGATCGGAAGGTAATGTCGGCAGAGTTTTATGTCCTTATCTAGCGCAAAAGGGACATATTATATATAAGTCCGATATTAAGGCGAAAGATGATTTTGACTACATTCAGGCAGATATTAATATTCCAATTGATTTAGCAAAGGTCTTTTGGATAACTCGACCGGATGTGGTTTTCCTGTTGGCAGGCCAGGTGAGTAGAATATTATGTGAAAAAAGTGGAACATTGGCCATCACTACAAATATAGCCGGAACATATAATATTATAGAACTATGCAAAATGTATGATGCTAAATTGTTGTTTGCCTCTACTTCGGAAGTATATGGTAATCAAGATTGCATTATGAACGAAGACACCACGATTCCGATGCCTAATAATCGCTATGGGTTATCTAAATATTTGGCTGAGCAAATAATTAGATATGAGATCAACAATGGATTGGACGCAATTATTCTGCGATTATTCATGATGTATCATGAGAGTGAAGATAGGGGGGAACATAGATCAGCTTTAATCAGATTTGCTGAATCTTTGTATAAAAGGCAGGCAATAATTATTCACAAGAATAGCGGCAGATGCTGGATGAATCTTGACGATGGTGTTATTGCAATGGAAAAAGCCATATATCTAAGTAACTTTGATATCATAAATATCGGAATGACTGAATATACTGAAACTGAACAGCTTGCCAAAATAATTGGCGACAAGATGGGCGTCAATTATCTTGATTATGCTATATTTAAACCATTACCTGGAAAAATGACATTAAAAAAAATTCCTGATATTTCAAAGATGATAAATCTATTGGGGGTAAATCCTAAGATTTCATTAAGTGAGGGAGTGAATCGAGTAATTGATTCATTCAAGCAAAATGCCGACAATATCATATATAATAGCAACATGGAATAGGCCGGAACATTTAGAAATGGTTCTTGATTTTCTTAAGAGTCAGACTCATGTTCCTGAGCAAATCATTATAGTAGATGATGGGTCTGATCCTGAATTGGCAAAACAACACAGGGCATTGGCTCAGAAATATAAAACAGAATATTATTATTTTCAACATTTGCCAAAACGAATGCGACTACACGAGGCTTTTAATATTGGATTAAATCATTCTAGCCAGGAACTTATCTGCTTTGGCGCGGTGGATATTATTGCCGATAACGATTATTGTGAAAGATGTGCTAATCTGGTGGCTCAATATGAAAATATGGTATTATCGCATATTAATTACAGGCTTCCATTGCCGCATATTATTAAGCGCGGCCTTGTTAATGGCAAGACTTTATTTGATATGGTAAATATCCGGGAAGGGCGCCACGATATTGCTGGATTTATGGGGGAATGCGACCCGGATAAATTCATAGCAACTGGACAAAGATTTGAATTAAGAGAATATTTTTATAATCCATCCTATTATAATGATCCACAACCAATTAAAGGTTGGACAATACATTTCGATGGAAATATCTGGATTACAAATAAAAATGCAATGATTGCCAGGTGGGATAATAACGTAACCGGATGGGCATATAATGCACCAGAGTATGGGATGATTTGCCTAAAAAACGGCTTATCGCTTGTCTGTATTGGCGATATAATAAGCTACCATATTGAGCATGATGATAGAAATAATTCAATTTACCAGAATCCGATAGAAAGTCAGGAATATCTAAACAAAAAATGGGATTATAATGCTTTTGATAAGGTACCCCAATATAATGAATTGATAAGGTGCGATAATGCAAATCTCTAAAGAACTAATCAGCCATATACCTATACATGATGAAATCCAGGATAAGCCGGAATACTGGAACCAGTCTGACGTTCTGTTAAATGATACTACGAGAGCAACAACAGAGCAAGCCAAATTAAATCCGAAAGCAGGATTTGAGAATAGCGACACAGGCAATATGTCAACTATTGCAGAATTATATGAACTATGTAAACGTTATAATATCATTGAGAATGGTAAGATCGCAGAACTTGGCTGTGGCGGTGGTAGACTCTGTATGATCTGGAATGCTATGTCAAAGCATTTCAACATGAATTTGGATATAATCGGCATAGATCATGCGCCCGGAGCTATAGCAGTATGTAAAGAGCGGATGCCAGAGAATAAATTTTATGTTTTGTCAGCTAGTAGAGTCAATGAGCTTGATGAATGTCCTTTGGATATAGTCTATTCCCATACTGTTATCCAGCACAATTCGTGGTGGAAGCAGGATAGAATCTTTGAGGCAATATATGATGCCCTTGCTCCGGCTGGATTGTTCTATATGATAAACGAGATGACTTTTAATTCAATCAATAGTTTCCCACAGGAGATGCCGCATAAAACTGAATTCACCCCATTTTATTGTGATGGTAGAGGGAGTGCCGGGACTGCGGCATGGTGGGTTGCGCGGATAGCGGATTTTGGATTCGAATTGATGGAATATAAGCGCAGTAGCTATATTTTCCGCAAAATAAAGGAATGGCCAGATGATTAGTCTTCACGTGATAACACAAAACAGAGCAAAAGAATTGCTGACATTAATTAACGCGGCCAAGCCTTATGTGGATAATATCCGGGTTTGTGATGGCGGATCGGATGATAATACCAAAGATATATGCCGCTCTTATGGCGTAGAGTATTATTATCGGAAATGGGATGAAGACTATTCGGCGCAGGATAACTTTTTACTAAATAGAGCCAAAAAAGATGAGTGGATTCTATTGCAAGATGATGATGAAATTCCCTCCATTGCTTTATTGGAACATTTACCAGAATTAACATTTGGCATTCATAACAGAGTTAGTATTCCATGCTTGCCATATATTGACGGTCATCTCATGGAATCGGTAGATGATTTTATCAAGCATACGCAAGAAGGCAAAGAAAGATTCTATAAAGATTGGCTATTCAAGAATATAGTAGGCACCAAGATGTCAGGGACGCCGCATAGGGGCTTTGTGAATGGTGGCTGGAATACTATTAGGACACCGTACCCATATTTACATATAAAGACTACCGATGGATTCATTATCAATGATTGCATTCATGGCTACATTAATCCAGAGGGACAAGGCTATACATTACCAGAAGCGCAAGAACTAATGGATCACTGTAGGGGGAATAATATCAGGCGAAGCAAGGCAATATTATCACGCCTGATAAATGGCGATTTAACAGAAGCTTTCATTAAATGGATGGTGCAATATTCAGATGAAGAAGACAGGGCAATCAGTAAATGGTTCTGGACGTTTTTCTATATCTATCATCCATCTAAATTATTTAAATATACAGAAAAGCGTAACTGGTTACAGAAGAAATCGTTATGGTACTTTCTCCGCTTCAAGCGAGGATATTGCGGCGGAGATATTATGGGGATGTCGCTAAATCCAATCATCATGGAGATGCTATTGTCAGAAGATATTTATCATTGCCGCGATTTGGGGATAAATTAAAAAAGGAGGCAAAATGAAAACGATAGGGGCTTATGGATATGTTTTAAGGGGGGTGGATTTTGACCTTCCCTTTGTAGAAAGTATCAAGTCATGCTTGCCAGTGGTTGATGAATTTCACGTGGTGACAGATCCGCGATTCAAGGACGGTACTTATGAAGCCTTATCAGATATTGACGGCAAGGTAAAGGTTCATCTAATAGAATTGGACTTGAATAATCCTGCGATAGATGGAGCGACTAAGGCGTTGGCCCGAAGTAAATGCCAGTCTGATATTTTATTGCAAATGGATGCTGACGAAATTATACGGCCGGAGGATTACCCGAAAATTAAGATGCTTAAAGATAGCTGGCCAGCAAGGACGAATATTATAGCGGCCGGGGTAATCAACTGGTTTAATGGTCCCCACTTCAAAATGTCAAGTGCTGGCTGGACGAAGGAGCGTTTCAGCTTGAATAATGGCGACATTACCCATGGCATACCGATCCAGTCAAGAATAGAACGACAGAATACCAATCCAGCGACTGGCGCAAAATATTATGGCTCTAAGCCTGGCATGTCCGATGGCGCTGGCTATATTACAGTCAATGGCGGCCATTCTATACAGGCGGATAATTTTCTTTGCAATCCTGACAACATTATACAAGACATAAAATCGAGGGATAGTATCTATGTGCATCATTATTCATGGTATAGCATCCCTCGTAAGTGGGAGATGAAATTGATATGGCATTATTTCTGGGGACTTTTATATGGTACTTATGAATCTCTGGATGATTATAAAATAAACTTGGATGGTGATTTGGTAGATTTTTGGGGGCCGGTTCAGCATAAACCGGGATGGCAGTTAAAAAACCCGATTATGGATGAGATGAAAGAAGAATCAATTATCAGAGTCAACAATATAGAACATCCGCCACTAATGAAAGAGTGGCTATTAAGACAGCGTATATATGCCCCCAAAAAGCATAAGTGGAATCCTCTTGAAAAGGATACGATCCAGAATATGGGAACACTGGAATTAAAAAGATAGGTGATATATTATGGCTTGGACTACGGGGAAAGCACCGGGCGACCCGGTGCTTTCGGCTGATTGGAATGCAATGGCAACAGATCAGCAATTACGCATACATTCAGATGGATCAGTGGAGCTATCGGCAGATTGGGACATAGGAAGCGGCAATGCCATTCTAGGTGATAAGATAAGTGCCAGAAGCAGCTCTGGGTTGTTTCTTGTGGAGGATGGCGACACTGGCATTTTTGTGCAAGATTCAACGGGTTATGTGGGTATTTTATCGAATACTCCCCGGCGTCCTTTAGACATAATTAATACATCAGTAGCACAAATACGGGCAACATATACTGATAATTCTGTCTATACTGATTTTGAAACAGATTCTGACGGAAATTTGACCATAACTCCAACAGGGGATAGGGTGCTTTTGCCAGTTGCCGATGCCGGCGGTCAGGTGTTTAATATTTTCGCCTATGGTACTGTAGACGATACAGGTGTAAGCGATTCTTACGCAGCCATACAAGCAGCGATTGATGCCGCTGAGGCCGCTGGCGGTGGTATTGTATTATTTCCTGCTGGTAAATTCAAAATCGATACGGGGCTTGATTTACCCGCTAATGTCAATATACACCTCATCGGGGCCGGAATGAAGCGATTCTCAGATGCTGATGTCGGTGCTACTACTCTACTGGCAGGCACTGCCAGCATGACTATGATTACAATAACGCAGGAATATGGGGCCAGGATTGCCGATATGGTAATAGATGGAAACAATCTGGCAGATACAGCCATCTCAATGCTACCGGGAACGCAAGACTGTAGGGCGTGTGAGTTGGAGCGATTATACATTGAAAATATAGACGCCGGGCCGGCGATATATTTAGATACAGTCGGTGTTTCAACATTCAAAGATTTATATCTATATGACATTGACGGAATTATTATTCATTTGGTCGATAGTTCAGGGAATGTATTTCAGAATATTACGGCTTATGGGCAATATAGCGGAGCAGGGCCGCCCTGGTATCAAGGCATCGTATTGGAAAGCGGTAATAAGAACGTATTCCTGAATACTGGTGTCTATAATTGCGATCCAGGGTTTGAAATTGGAAGCGCAAGCACAACTTCTACAGAGCATATATTCATCTCCTGTGAAATCGAGAATTCTATCCATAGTACGCCTTATCGGGTGGGTTGGTATGTTCATGATAATTCGGGAAATATTACTTTGATAGGGCCAGCGTTTGGCACGTATGTTGAGCATTATGAAATTAGCGAGAATTTTACCAATGGGTATAAGCAACCGTTAACGGTTATTGCTGCCCCTGTAGATACTAGATTCAACTTATCCGACAGTATGCCAGCGCATAATTTAATTAAAAATGGCGGTTTTGAGCGCTGGATCAACGGGACGTTGGCTGATGATTGGAATATCTACGGAGATGATGACTGCACTATCGAGCAGACTGGCACAGGTTGTTCAGATACTGAAAAGTATTCCGGTATTTATGCCGTAAAAATGGCGGTTGTAGCCGCCGCCAGTCATGGTTTTAGCGCGGATGTCCCACTTATCCCTGGGCATGATTATCTCTTGAGCGTCAAGCACAAACATATTACAGGAACGCAGGCGACCGCTTTAATGTATTTACCCGGCGGGACAAATGTAACGACAGCGTTAGGCACAACAACATCATGGACCGAAAAACTAATTTTAATCCCATCATCAAATGTGGGTACAACAACCACAGCAAGAGTACGCTTTTATTTCTCGGCCGCAGAAACAGCGGCATCATGTTATCTTGATGACATCTGGCTATGGGATTTAACGGCAATAAAATCATCAGAGATATGGGGAATAAATACTGGCTCAACAACCCCACGCGGTTTGATTTCACAACAGGTAAGTGCTGATGCGGTAGCAGCAGAAATTGATATGCAAAAAACCAGAGGAACGATAACCGCGCCTACAGTGATAACAACCGGTGATGAGTTAGGGAATCTGCTGTTTCGCGGCTATTCTGGTGCGGATGGATATGTTACAGGAGCGGCGATAAAGGGCATCAGCGAGGGGACAATAGCGACAACCAGGGTGCCAGCACATTTGAGTTTTTGGACAGGAACGGATGCAGCGCCGACTGTCTTGACGGAAAGAATGCGAATTGATAAAACGGGGAAGGTGGGTATAAACAATACAGCCCCGGATAGCATCTTGCATATTGGCGCAGGAAGCAATATATCAATGCCCTATTTTGGCGGCGATAGTAGCGATTTGGATGTCAAGCATCTCATCTCAACTACAACAAATGATGATGCTATAGGCTTGCAGTTACAAAATTTTGAAGGCGGGAATAATCGCCGACTTGCATTTTTTCTTGACGATTCAGATGGAAGCTATGGGATATGCTATGCTCAATCATCAGGCGCGTTTAATTTCGCTATTAAATTGGCAGCAACAACGCAATTCACGATAGATTCAAATAGCAAAGTAGGCATAGGGACGACAGGCCCGGATAGAAGATTGGATGTATTGGATGCCAGCAATCCACAATTAAGATTGACATATACTGATGGAAGTGTCTATACTGATTTTCAAACTGATAGTAATGGCGATTTAAGTATTACCCCGTCAGGCAATGAAGTGATCATACAACATGCCAGTGCCGATACTGTAGCCACAATAATTCACTTGCAAAAGACCAGAGGGACGATAGCTTCACCAACTGTAATAACTACCGGTGATGAGTTGGGTAATTTGTTATTTCGTGGATATTCCGGCGCGGGAGGATATGTCACAGGAGCCGCAATAAAAGGTATTAGTGGAGGCACGATAGCCACGACCAGAGTGCCGGCCAATCTTTCTTTTTGGACAGGAACAGACGCGGCCCCAACGGTATTGACTCAGCGAATGGATATAGATTATTTGGGTAATGTAGCTATAGGTACTGCCGCTATAGCTACTGATGCCACAGATGGTTTTTTATATATTCCGTCATGTGCAGGAACGCCTACAGGAACGCCAACGACCAAAACAGGCCGCGTTCCCCTTGTATATGACTCAACAAACCATATTCTTTATCTCTATGATGGCAGTTGGTTGGATATGACGAATACGCCATAAAGGGGGATTCTTATGAGAGGTATGTTTATAATCAGCTTATTTTTGATTGCAATATCATGCTATGCCTTGAATGTGCAGGACTATCCATCCATCCAGGCAGCTTATGATGCCTGCCCGTACAAGGGCGAACTATATTTCCCTGTTGGTACATATACCCTGAATGCTACCCTGAAAATTACTAAGCCGGTTTCCTTTCGGGGGGAAGGAACTGGCTCAGTGATTCAGGGAAATGGATTTGATATGATTGTATATAATCCTGAAAAGCGGGAAGGCATTTTTGAATGGTGCTATGTCAAAGATTTGACGCTTTGCAATCTATCGGGAACTGGCAATTTATTGACTCTGAATTTCTGCGGGGGAATGAAATTAATCCGGGTAGGCTTACGAGGCGGGAATAAAGGAATATTCCTGAATGGCTGTCTGAGGATGACAATAGATGGATGCTATACCAATACTCAATACTGGTCAAATAACGCGCCAATGCCACAATTTGGAATATATGCCATTTCCGATATTGTTGGCAATAATGCAAATCATATTATCAACAGTGAATTCCGTTCATGCCTTGACACAGGTATTTATAGTGAAGAGCGAAAAGGCGAAGGCGGCATGATTGTCCGGGATTGCATTTGTGAAGGGAATAGGAAAAAAGCAATCGTTATCAAGGGGCATGTGGGAGCCGTTGAATTGACCGGGCTACATATTGAAGCTCCGGGGAATGACATAGATATAACCGGTTGTAATATGGTGAAAATCAGTGGCTTAACTATGAGTGAGAATATAGCCGTTATGAATTGCCGGCAAGTCGATATTGTGAATAGTTATATAGGGGGGTTGCGTGGCGATGCAAGCTCATATCTTTCTCTGGATGGGGTAATGTATGCCAGGGAGCCGGATATATCGCCACAGGGCAAAATAGACAGGATTTGGGGCAATTCAGGACAACAGAAAGCACCGATCAAAAATAAGCAAAAACAAAACATTATTGCTGGAAATTTGGAAGTATGGGAAAAAGGGTTGCCCATTGCTTTAAATCAGTTCGGTGATGGGCAGATAAAGCAAGATAAGGATGCCAGATTCGACTCTTTATCTGCAAGAATAAAATCCAAAGGTGAAACCATCGGCTTATCGTATCGCCTTGAAAAAGATTTTCATTTGCTTGCAGATAATAATAAAAGAATAATTCTTAGTTTCTGGGTCAAATCTGATGTTCCCACTGTGGCGTTCGTGGGTCTGCGCTACTATGGCAACAATACTGATTATTTTGATAATCAATATGTGGTGGCAACGCAGGAATGGAAACAATATTCTTATATATTTAACCTCAACAAAAAAGCGGCATATTGTGATTGCATTTTCGGTTTATATAGTCAGCCAAATAATAAGGAAATTCTGGTTGATGGATTACAAATTTTATATGATACCTATTACCCTGCGGCTGGAGAGGATAAATATGATATAAACAATATAGTCAAAAGAGTATTGGAAGTGATAAAAGAGAAAATCAGCGAATAAGTTCCTTAAAAAAAACTTATGAAAAGCCTATGACAGTTTTTGTCAATAGTTTAAAAACTTTTCTTAATTTTTTTTGGGGAGTTGGACAATGGTTAGAGAAATGAGACAAGTATATGAAGATATTACCGGTTGGGTTCGAGAAAAGATACTGCCCTGGGTAGTAATTTTGATTTTCAGTACAATTATTGGACTTGCCGGCAAAATCATTGCCATGCAAAAACAGATTGAAGCTATGGACAACAAAATTGAGGTTGCTGTTTTGAAGGCATCCAGTCAACTTGTAGAAAAGCAAATGGATTTTATAATCCAAAACTCAAAGGATATAAATGATTTGAAGTCCTGTGTCGCTACAAATTCCGCGAAAATTGATATACTTATTAAGAAGCCATAATAGCCCATGCCGCCGGACACCCTCCCTGCTGTAACTAATAAATATTCCGGCGGCTTATTTATCTATGTTCCTCTATCACATTCGAAAAATCCTTGACTGCTTCAATCCAAAAGTGAAATACTACCCGCCATGCACCGCCGGGTGCATCTATAGATTTGACGATATGACTATATGTAGAGCCAAAGACCCGGTATATCCCTGTATGTATAAAAAATAATTATTTTTTGGCTTAAGCCTATTTTTTTCTAATATATGTAATATTTTTCCTTGACATAGATGTCACACTATGATATAATTAATAATGTAACAAGAAACAAGCATCTAATACAAGGAGATAGGAAATGAAACAAGGGCAATTAGATTTATCTGGAATCAATTATCATCACGAAATGCTGTTAGATGATTTTATTAAAGCTAATCCCAATATAGTTGAGAAGCGGCGCGGTAGATGGGGGATATATCATTTTAATTTCACGGGCTATAAAGGCGACTATCAAGCACCAAATTCACTTGATAGTAACAGTCCTGAAGAGGTATATGAGAAGTTATTCACCATTATAGAGGGGTAAGGAGACGATATAGAGATACAGGTTTCTAACGTGCATATCTTTCACACAAAAATCTATATGACCTAAGCACCAGCATTTTTCTTGACTTATGCACGTCCTACATTTATAATATATATCAATGATTGAAAGGAGTTATTAAATGATAACCGGTCTGAGCTTAGGAAAATTTGAAGTCGAAGGATTAAAAATTCTTTCAGAGAAACGAGGATATAAGAATAAAAGCGATTTGATACGTCAGGGGATTCGATTACTTTTTGAACGCGAAGGTATTAAGGCGCGGGACATTGAAAAAAGAATAAAGTCCGTTTAAACGACAAAAGCCTAGCTTGAACTAGGCTCAAGTCAAAAATTTAACCCATTTTTGAGCGCGGGTTTAAATTCAATTTTACAATCACTTGGATTGCAATATGTATTATAGCAAATATGTTTTACATTTGTCAAAATTAAAATCAAATATTTTCGTACTGATAGGCGAAAAGGAGCAAGAAAGGTCTCTTTTTCGCCTTTTTTATGGCCACAATGAGGGGATAAATACTACCCGGCAAGTGAACCTTGACACGGCTTCTATACTTATAAATCCCAGGCTATAAGGAAAGCCATGAGGGATATTGACGAGGTGACAAAGGCAGTTGGAGTATATGTGGATTATATAGCAAAGGCTCTGGATTGCATACTTATTATAGGGGGCGATTAGATGGAAGATGACCCACTAACTCCGATAAAAGGCTTCATTAATGGTACAATAATCAGTTTAGCTTTCTGGATAACACTATTGGTGATAGTGTTACGGAATTGTTGATATGCAAGTAACTATATACAAACTACTATCTGCCAAAGGGATTAAAGTCCAACATCCTGTAGGCTATTGCGGGGATTTGGATTATAATAGTATCACGCCAACATTATACTTACTTGGTGAGAATAATCAAATACTGCATAGCCCCACATTGCTGAGCATTTCGGCAGATGGGATGCGGTTCAGGGGCATGGAACAGGTTGGCGAGGGTTATAGGCTGCAAGAATGGTGGGTGGAAGTATTGGATGAATAGTTATTGCCATTAGTGTCACACTATGGTATAATATAAGCGGAGGTGATTATATGAATATTGAACGACTCAAAAAACTAATGGACGAAAAGGAAATGACGCAGGTACAATTGGAAGCAATATCAGGAATATCACGAAGGCATATCATCAGAATAATGAAGGGTGAGACTAAGAACATCACAATGAATACTCTGGAAAAGATAGCTCATGCCCTTGATACGCATCCCTCAATTTTAGTCTAAAAAATTTTGCTATTTTGGCGGCATAAATGTCGCTTTTTCTTTACTTTTTCCTTGACATAGATGTCACACTATGATATAATTAATACTAGAGGCGGGGGAGATGGAAAACTTACAGGAGACAAGGAAATGGCAGTAACAGGAATCACAGTTAGTAGAAATACAATTCAGGTATCGTATGAAGGTAGAAATCCCGAAATCAATGCTATTAGAAATAAGGCTAAAACATTAGGGATGAAATATTGTAGCGGTAGTATGGGAATGCAAGTAACGCCGGTTGGATTAGTCAGATTGAATATGTTGACAATCTTTCATGATGGCCAAAGCGATTTGCTAACACATGAAATAAATGATTGTGAAAAAGCTGATGTATTTGATTATACAAGACCTAGTGGCATTAAGGGCATCTAATGATATAGTCGGCGGCCTTCGGGCCGCCAAATCGAGGGATCAGGGAAATGACAAGGGAACAAATAGCAATTGAATGGTCGGATGAGTTAGGGCTAACCGAATCTGAGATAGAGGAAGCACTGCAAGCTGATGAGGCATTTTTCAGATTTGAAGTCAAAGTATATGACTTTCTTGACCTTGATTTGGGCAAGATCAGATATTTTGCTGAATACAGCAATGGTCAGGTATGGGATAGGGGCTTCAATGGTGATACGGTTCAGGAAGCTATAGACTTTGTGGCTCCAATGATAAGGGATGAAGCCGCGAAGATAAATGACACTAAAAAGCAGGCAATCAAAATAAGCGATATGTTGGTCAATTCATATTATCACGCCGAATCTCAAACACAAATTACGGAAGTGTTCAAAGTCTTGGACATTCGGGAATATCTGGGCAGACAATGTGCCGATATGGTAAATATGGAAAACCCCAACCATACCGCGACAATAGGTCTGGATAGAATAAATTGGGGCTTCATGGATGGAACATGGAAAAGATTTGTGGTGACAAAATGAACAAATTCCAGAGAATACAGGAATGGATGTCCGGGGAGCTTGAACGCTCCCCGGAAACCTATGTCAATGAGCATGGTGAGGTCAACCAAATAGACCTATACGAAAACGCTTGTAAGAAATTTGGTCTACAATTAAGCTATAGTTTTCACATAGCTCTTGCCATAGCTCATGACGTAGCCTATGGCTATGAGCAAGACCACAAATAAGTGGGAAAGGGAAAGCATCATGAAGTCTAATGAATAAAGCGTGAAGCCAGGCGCAAAGCCCGGCTGTGCCGGTGAGCATCAGAGGGATGCAAAGCCGTGCAATAAACGCGGGTAATTCAACATAGGAGATGTTTACAGTTATTTTATGGGCAAAGGGCAGGCAGACCACCAGCAGAGGGAACGCCTGCCCATATTAATAACATTGTAAGGAGATTTTATTATGGGAACAGGAGGGGCTTATGGGTTTTATAAGAATGGCATAACAAAGGTAACATACAACCAATATGACAGTTATCCAATAGGACTTGGGGAAGCGGTTAAAACATTTCTCCAAACTAAACCAGACTTGGAAACTATCTTTAATAAAATAGTCCTAGTGTCGCGTGAGGATACGCCATCAGCAGAGCAGATAGCAGAAAATTTAAAGTGGTATGACAGCAGGGTATCAAAACAGACGCCGCTAGACTGGTATCAATTTGGGGGTCACAAGCAACGCTCAATGAGTCTCCGCCATTGGAACTGGCTACAGAGAAGGGGGATCATAAAATGGGTGAGCTAGACGCGGCGAGGGGGCTTATCAACGGCTGTTTATTCGGTAGCATTATTTATTTAGTTATTGCAATATTAATTGCGATCATAATGAAGTGTGGGTAGCGGCAACGATACGCCGCCTGAAAGGGGGTGATAATTTATACTATAAGTTGCTGTTAGGTGCGGGATGAACCTGAACGAAAGGAGGATTTGTCGGGTATAACCAAAAATTAACGGGGCCGGCGTGGATTCCGGCCCCATATTAGCAGGAGACGAAGGATGGCAAAAGACAGTATTAAAACCGGGGTTGATTGGCGATTGATACGAAGTAAGAGAGCAAAAAATTTCCGGGAATTGCAAACAGCAAAACCAGGAGAGGGTGTTATTGTGGATACAATCCAAGCATTAATTGATGGGCAAATTTCCACACATGGATTTGAATTTACTGATGAGCCGTATTGGCCATATAAAGACCAACGGGAACTGGAAATGGCAAAACGGGGTGAGTTATGAAAACATCATTCAATCCAGATTCAAAATATCTGGAACATGAGCATATAATTGAAAAGAGAATTGACTTAACACTTGATGATATTGTTAAGTTATTGGGCAAAGGGGAAATCAGAGAACTTGAATACGCAGATGGTAGGGTCGTTCAGGTAAATGCAATAATATTAAGGGCCAAGATAGGCCCGGAGGTATAAAATGAAAGCGCGAAAGATAATATATGATGG